AGAGCCGTTGCCTACACTAATGCAGCAGCCACAGCAGCCCCAGCAGCCATTAATCCCCACCCCCATAAACCCACCACAGCCGTCATCCATTTCCTTTACAGGTCTAGATACTACAGGACCCCAAGCCCCAGACGAGAACATACAAATCCTGGATGGGTCTCCGGAACAGCTGGATGGCTTCGAAGAACTTGGAACTGAAATGCTCAGCATGGACTTTGAAGTCCTAGCCTAAAGGCGTGCGTCAATGAACCCCCTTTTTTTTCCTACTGAGCGGCCAGAATGTCACAAACTCCCCTAGTCACTGGAATGATCCTAGGAGGTGTTGTTATTTCGGCACTCGGTGCAGCAAGCACCCATTTCGTAGAAGAGAAGAAGCCCACGGTCAAAAGCCTCGGCCGCGACTTTATTATCGGCTCCATCATGGTTGCGATGATTATGCAGCTGCTTCCAGAGTCTACAACAAGTATCGTTGAGTTCCTGGTGGCTCTTGCTCCTCTCACGCTGTTTACACCCAGTAAAGCAGAGCCAGTGGAGATTAAAGAGGAAATGGAAGTGAAGGTAGGTGTTCCGCGGTTTTAGACAAACTTACATATTATGTAACATATATATAGTACATATGGTAGATAATAAAAGAAAAACAAGGAAGGTATCAAAAAGGGTTTAAAGATGTGGAATGACCCCCAAACTGTTTGGGGGAAAAATCCAGATCTTGAACGCTTCTGGAGTAGTTTAGCTTCTGAAAAATATGTGGTTCTTATTTACAAGGATAAGACACATAAATATGTAAACTTACCGAAGAGGGGTACAAAGAAGCACCAATCTATATATACTGATTTTGATAAAGATACTAATATAGTGGCAGTACTCTCGAGTAATATGTCGCAAGATGCATACGAACAATATTTATACCCTAAGGCGAAGGATAAAACAGTTGAGTATGTTATAAAACACTATAGTAAGTATTTCAAACCTATTGTGTCAGGTGCCAAGCTAAGAGTCCCACACTAAAGGGATTTTAAATAAACAACTGCCATTTGCGCACATTCCCAACTTCTGACGGGTTCACTTGGAACTGGTCAAAAGCTGGATGTGTCAGTTGCTTGGAAGGCACCGCTCCGTGAATAGAAGCCGCGATATGTTTGTAGAGATCGAAATCTGGGAACCGCTCAGATCCATCAGCATTCAGGAGAACATTCTCCCCCTCATCATCAATCATCCACGACCACAGACAGTTAAAAAGAGGCGACACTGTCTCTCGGATCTCCATCCCCTCCTCTGAGCTCAAAATGACACCACCCTCGATCTCCTCAGGTGGATCAGGATAGAGGGACTCGAACAAGCTCACAGCAAGTCGGCACAGATCGAAGGAAGGGTTGGGGGCGACTTCTGTACGAGGATTAGCATGAAGAGGCTTGAAAGAGTACTGTCCTTCTGCGTCATTCCCAGGGCCAAAGTCATCGCTGATAAACTGTGTGCCGTTGATGGTGTAAATAGAACGGCCGAAATCAATAATACGGAAGATCTTACCAAATGTGGGGACCTTGAATGTGGCCCCAGACTTCAACGTGTAATACAGGAAATCATCCTCCGTGTCAGACCAGACAATGTTGTTCGTGTGAAGATCATTGTGCGTGAATCCAAAGATATTCTGCGCCACGATGAGGCCCGCAATAACCTGGAAGATCCAGGCAGACCAGCGCAACTCCCATTCGGGCGTCCCATGCTTCGCCCCCACAGCCTCTATAGAGTCGAGGAGTGAATCCATCGTGCCATTGTTCTTCTCCAGTGCGATGAGCATAACAGGGAAATCACGGAACTCGGAGTAAATCGTATACTGATCGTATATCTCAGATGTATCAGATTCACCAGATTCACCAGATTCCCCTTCGGACTCCTCGTTGAAAGAAACAGCCGACATCTCATCGGAGTGTAGCGAGGCGATCTCATCACTGATCTTCACAGCCTCGACCTCCACCTCCTCCTCAATATCACTGTCGACATCAATCTCATCCGATTCCGATGTCTCACAGTCGGAATCAGAATCGGAATCAGAATCAATCACAGAAGGCTCCTTCAGATAGTCATCAATGATCTCCTTTGACAGAGGAAGTTCCGGGTTACGTTTATCTAGCATACAGAGCTTGAAGAGCCCCTTCTTCTGTCCCTCCCACAGCCAGCTCGTGTTCCTGTACTCCTCGAACTCCTCACTCAGATTGTACCTATAGAGGTCGGCACGGGCACAAAAGGCGCCATAGAACTCGTTGAAATGGGGCGAGATTCCCTCCTCTCGTAGGCGACCAAGAGCGTAGGATGCCACCGCCTCCACGTAGGCCTGATTCCCAGAATCCTGCAGCTTTGTCCAGGCAGAAGTCCACGTCTTCGTGTGGCCTGGGAGTCCATTCTGTTTGGGAAGACTGTACTTCCGCTTCATCCATCGAATGGGATCCAGCAGATGCGTGACCTTCATGTAGCCGGCCTGGACCTTTGACTCCGGGTCCGAGCCAGGAACATCCTGGTTCAGGACGAGGTTCAAGGAACAAGGCCCAGATGTTCCAGAAATGTCGATCCCCGAGATTCTCCATTTCGAGTCCAGCCAGATATTCTCAGTTTCCTCCTTCGTGAGATTGTACAGCTTAGTGAGTGCAGGAAAAAAGGTCTGGAGGGAGTTGAATCCCCGCACGGCACACAACTCTTTAGGTAGAGGCGCCAACCGGAAACGTGGAGTAGGCAGTGTCATCCCCCGGAGATTGGTATCCATTCTTACCGGGTTTAAGAGCCTTTACATCGCGGTATGACGCACGCGAAAAAAAGTTTATATACCTACAGTTGTGAATGTCCGGGGCTGTGAATGTATCATTGAAGAAGTTTGACATGCGCAAAATCCCACAGGATGCTGTGGTGATTTTCATTGGTCGTCGTCGTACAGGTAAATCTACCCTGGTTCGTGATCTGTTATATCATCACCAGGACATGCCTCTCGGGACAGTTATCAGCGGTACAGAGGAGTCGAACTCCTTTTATGGGAAGATGATCCCCCCCCTTTTCATTCACGGAGAGTTCTCGCCTCTCATTCTGGCAAACTTCGTTAAGCGGCAAAAGATGATTATGGGTCGGATCCAGCGGGAGCTACAGGGGGGCGGCCAGTCACGCCTGGATCCCCGTTCTTTCATGATTCTGGATGACTGTATGTACGATGATAGCTGGACCCATGACAAGAATATTCGCTATCTTTTTATGAACGGGCGTTGGCTGAAGGTGTTTTTCATTATTACTATGCAGTACCCTCTGGGTATCCAGCCAGCTCTCCGGACTAACGTCGATTTTGTGTTTATTCTGCGAGAGCCCTATACGACCAACCGGAAGCGCATTTTCGACAACTATGCCTCCGCCTTCCCGAGTTTCGAGTTCTTCTGTCAGATCATGGACCAGTGCACGCAGAACTTCGAATGCCTTGTCGTAGACAACACGAGTCAATCGGCGAAGCTGGAGGATTGTATCTTCTGGTATAAGGCCGACCTACATACTGACTTCCGTATCGGGGCGGCGGAGTTCTGGCAGCATTCGGCCAACTATTTCCGTGATAAGCAGGAAGAGGAGGATAACGCCTTTGATCCTTTAGGGGCAAAGCGGCTCAAGGGGCCCGCCATCAATGTTAACAAAAAGAACTAATATGACCTAATAGATGAAGGAGGGTTTATATTGCTTGGGTATGATATCAGTGATCGCGGTTGGTCTGCTGATAGCAGACCGCATCTATCGCATTAATCCCATCTTAATGCGCGAAGGATTCCAGGTGGCAGGACAACCCCAACAATGCGGTGTTGGGATTGCCCCATGCCCCTTTCCTATGCGCTGTATGAATGGCTACTGTCATACACAGGATCAACCCCAGATGTATGATAGGAATCCTCTTCCGGTTGTTCCATAAAATAGAGGCCCACTGTAGAAATGAGGGGACGTAAAGGATATTCCATTCTTGGACTACTTGCAGTTCTGTTTGTGGCAGTCGCGTTTCTGCCCACGATTCGCAGGATGTTTGTGCGTTCCTTCCCCGAGGGCTTCCAGGCCAGGACGGCTGGGACCAGCTTTGGCGGATCAGGCGTAGATTCACGCAGGGGAGATTGTAAGGGTATTACATGTGATGAAGGTGAGTTCTGCCAGGAGAACACTTGCCGCCCTGTGATGCCCCCTATCACCAATGATTACTTTCCCGACAAGTAAACAGTTTAGAATACTCTTAAATCTGGAACTACTGTTCGAGATTTAATGGTATTGATTCGACTTGACTAGAAAGTGTTCCCAGACAAGTCCGTCTTGCGGGCCATTGCGAGGTCTGCATGCCCTGTTGAGCCGAACATGTCAGAGAAGGATGCGCCCTCCTCAGCATCGGGGTTCATGACCTGGGTGGACTTCTTGGAGCGGCCACGCTGCTCCTTCTGAAACTGCTCGCGCTGCTCCTCGTTCTCCTTGTACTTCTTCATCAGCGTATTCAGCTGCTCCTCGGCATACTCCTGCTCGGAGACATCACTGGGGGAAGGATCCCAAGGGAGCCACTTGCCCACCTCGCCCACAAAGATGTTGTGGAGCGTGTCGAGGCGCTGGAGCTTCTTGGACCGGGCCACGGCCTCCGCCTGGGAGCCATAGACCCCACGAATCTTCAGCCCGCGCACAGTTGTACGGAACTCATTCTTGGCGTAGAACTCATCCTCCAGCTTGGTCTTGTTGGCGAAAATGAAATCGTCGTAGACATCGGTCAGCGTGGACTGCTTCAACTCGCGTTCATTCGTCTGTACGAACTGGTGGAACTCGTCCATCAGAGTATCAATACGGAGTTTGGAATTACGGCACAGATCGGCTGCCCCACTCAGATCCTTGTCGAGGAGAGAATCGGCCTCGGCGTCCAGCTTGGTGTTGATCCCCTTTACCACCTTCATGAGATAGGCCTCCAAGTTCTTCGTCCGGCTTTGGAACTCGTAGTTCTTAAGGAACTGACTGAACATGAAAACTTCCTTGTTCGCAAGGACCTTCTCCGGGCTCAAGAAACTCAGGAGACAAAACTTCTGGCCAGGGATCTCTGCGTCCTCCTCAAGGAAATCCTCACGCTCCACGTTTGACATTCTGTATTAGGCTATCAGGATCGCTTTAGACGGAAATACGCGAAGTGGTTTGAGAAATTTTCTATGGGATGAATATATAGCATGAGTGCATCTTCTGAGATAATGAACCGTGTGATCAAGTACTTGGTGGAGGGTCTGTTCGTGGCTGTGGCCGCTATCTTTGTGCCCCGTCACCGTCTGCCCATTGATGAGATCATCACTCTGGGTATCGTGGCCGCGGCTGTGTTTGCCATTCTCGATGTGGTGAGCCCTAGCATTGGCGCTACGGCACGCCAGGGCGCTGGATTCGGCATTGGCGCCAACCTGGTGGGCTTTCCTGGCGCGAGGCTATAAGTAACGGGTAGCCTATAACTCCTTTAACAAACCAACTATCGTTTCGGTAAAGAAAATCCTAACGATAGCTGGTCCTCCCTCGTAGTTTTCTATGGTATGACGAAACATCACCTTTTTCATATTTTTGAAGGTATCAAGCGGCAGTGTGATGTCATACCAACGCCCACTCCAGACCGCCGCATTCGAGTCGTAATATTTGTAGTTGTGCCAGACATACAGCTTGCCTTCTCCATGTTCAATCGAGAGCCAGTTTTCCTGTAGCGGTGTGACAATGCCGTTGACCTCTATGCAGGCATCCACGATCTGAGGATTTGATATATTCCTGAAACCGAGGGTTTTATTGTAGGAACATGGGCCCCGTAGCTCCATTCTGTTGTGTATAAACTACAATATTTTTATGAAATAACGAACTATATGAGCTCGTGGAATACATATGTTCCTCCGCCCCGCCTAGGATATTATCAAAAACTCCCCCTCGGAACTTTCAAAGAGACAAAAGAACCCAGCACAGTGGTATCAGCCTATTATGATATGAAATCGAAATACGACCCTGCCCGATACAGAGAATGGATGCGCCTCTTTCTATCTCTTCCATTCCACCTCGTCTTTTTCACCGACGCCGAACTGGTCCCCTTTATTGAAGAGTGTCGTCAAGGCAATGATCGAACGCGGATTATCGTGGTACCGCGCGAAGAATGGACCGCGAATACGGCCTTCAAACCTGGATTCTGGGAGAATCAACATTCTATTGACGTGGAAAAGAATATTCATTCTCCTGAGCTCTACAAAATCTGGTACGAAAAGAAGGAGTTCGTGAAACGGGCCATTCAACTAAATCCCTTCAACCATTCCACATTTGTGTGGGCAGATGCAGGCATTTTACGTAATAGGGAACTGCTAGAACTTGTAAAAGATCGGTTCCCCGTAACGGAGCGTATACCTACAGATCGCATGCTTCTTTTTAACTGGTGGCCCTATGTTCGCAGCGATGATAACTATGTAGAGTTCCCAGGAGGTATTCGTATCAAAGGGCCATACGCAAAACCACGGGTCATGGCTGGAATCTTGGCCGGCACAATAGATTCGTGGAAGCGCTGGGACACTCTGTATGATGATTGTATGCAGCGATTCATTGCTGCAGGACTCTTTGTGGGAAAGGAACAAAATATTATGGGAGTTGTTGCGATTGAGGCAAAAGAGGCAGTGTCCTTACTCGATCTTCGAAAGATTTCTCCTGACCCGTGGTTCTACTTGGTACTTTATTTGGGCGTGCCAGATTCTCTTTACAGGCTATTTCGCAGTGAAACTTCAAATAGAATCAAGGAGACGTATGGGGGGTTATTGGGGCGTCGTTAATGTTTCACCGCTATTACTTGCATAAAAATTCACGTGCCGCTTGCTCGCTTTATGAACATCCTCGTGATTCTTCGTGTATTTACCGCCACATTCACAGATATGTGATTCTGACAGTTCGCCACGATGCTTATCCCTATATGCCTTCATGTACTCTTTCATCTTATCCTTGTTCTCTTCGCGATACACTTTAAACTTTTCCTGTATCACTTCCTTGTTTTTCTCGTAATATTCCTTGCCGCGCTCCTGGATCGCCTCCTTATTCTCCTCGGCGTACTTTTTGCGCTTCTCTGCGATCACCTCCTTGTTTTTCTCCGCCCACTCCTTCTTTCGCGCCTGTACCTGGGCTTTGTTTGCTTCAACATAGGCCTTCTGTTTTTCGATGATCTCAGCCTTGTTTTCCTCATAGTGAGCCTTTCGCTTCTCCCTGACTTCTTCTCGGTGCTCTTCCACATACTGCTTGCTATATTCACGCCTTTCCTCTGCGTTCTCCTTTCGGTAGTTGGCCTGGTAGGCGTCAACCTTGTCTTTATTTGCTTGGAGGTACTCTTTTTGTTGTTCTAACAGTTCTTTTTTAGTTAGATGAGCCTTTTTGATATTTAAACATAATGGATCAGATAAAGATTTCTTAATATGTTCATTCTCTTTTATAAGAAGTTCATCTCTAGTCTTACACAAAACTTCTTCAATACATAAGATCTTTGTATTTTCCCATCCACATGAGAGTATATGTTGATATACTTTACGATCAGGGCATAGTAGGGAATGTTGTTTATGATGATATAATCGATATTTCAGCTCAGTTTTCGTAGAACCTATGTAATAGTGTCCATCGTTACATAATAGTTTGTAAACTTGTCCCGTGAAAGTAGCAGCCGGCCCCTCCATTCTTTGTATATATCCCGGTGAGATTTTAGGTAGCCGGGGATTGACTGGACATTTCACCCCCCCGCCCCCCGTGACTATATTGAAGTCACGACCAGTCAAACTTAGACGCTACGAATGAACTGCCAAGCCAGGTCGGCGCAAATCTTCTCCCAGATCTTATCCTGCACATAGAGCTTATCGCGATTCTTCAACAACGGAAAGCTCGATAAATACTCGTCCAGCTCCAAGAGCTCGCAGAATTTATAGAGAACATACGAATACGAAAGAAAGTTGCTCCGATCCTTGGGGCAGTTCTTCTGAAAGGAAGGCTGGATCTCCTTGAACATGTAGCGCAACTTCTCCTCGACTTCACGGCTCATCACAGGCGCATTCTGCCCATTCAGACGATTAATGATATGCGGCACGTGCTCGTAATACTTGTTGTATTTCAACTTCTTCAGGATCTCGCGTACCTTCTGCCGAGACAGAGTCCGATAATCCAGAATACGCTCCTTCTTCAGCTCGGCGCAAATAGACTCATAGACCTCCTGTGGGATCTCCGTGCTCTCCTTGGCCTGGAACTGTGCCAGCCACTCATTGAAATGGTTAATACGCTTGTAGGCGTAATAACTAACCTCCCTGGGAGGATCCTTATAACTCGGCTTATCGGAATCGACCAGCACAAACTCCTGGAACCCACACTCTGTACAAGTGAACACGGCCTCATTCGCGCTGAAGATCATCTCCTTTCGACACTTCTCGCATTCCCCATAGGGATCGTTCTCAATCTCGTTCGTCCCGCGCACATGTTCTGGGTGTACCTTCAGCAAATACTGCTCCAGCAACTTGTCACGCCCTTGCGACACTCCATCCGTCTTCACAATACGTGTAGGATCATCCGTCGCCGCTGCAGCATCAAGAGCCGCGAGCACGGACCCAGGCTTCGCCTTTCCCGATTTACGCTTCACCTCGTCCCCATTCTGGATCTTCTCCTGCATGTCGTAATACTTGTACAGTATATTCCCCGTGTCGAGGAAATAGTCAAAGAACTCATTATTCCCATTCCGCTTGCCGATATCCTTCTCCAAATCCGCGATCCGTTTCTGCTTCAACTCATAATCTATTTCATCCACGGTTTCACGACACTCCTTACGGAGTTTCTCAATATCAGCCTTTAAAGAATCGACATCTCCCTCACGTTCAAGAATATTCTGAATACGGACCCTATGGAGTGAGTCCAGCGTAGTTCGGGCCTCAGGGTTACTCCGCTTTGTTGGTCTTATTCTGAAAAACGCATCATGTGAAGCCATTCTAACTTCTCAGAGGATGAGGGTTTAGGCTAAAACCTCTGGGTGTGTTCAGCTCAAAAAAGGGAAGTCCCCGGCAAGCCCTCTGAAATAGTCCAGATTGGGGGGTAAAAATGAAGATCTCCCCGGCTTCGCTAAAATCCACCCGCCTCTTGGAAATTTATTTCTAGAGAAGGGGTATAAACAAATGACGGGTGGTGGTTTGATGCAGCTGGTGGCCTACGGAGCTCAGGATGTGTATTTGACTGGTAATCCCCAGATTACCTTCTTCAAGGTGGTGTACCGTCGCCACACCAACTTCGCCATGGAGTCCATTGAGAACCCTTTCAACGGTTCTCCTGGCTTCGGCAAGCGTGTGACCTGCACCATCCAGCGTAATGGTGACTTGATCCACCGCATGTACCTGCAGGCCACCCTGCCTCAGGTGACTCTCCAGACTGCCGATGGCTCTGGTGCCCAGTTCCGCTGGCTGAACTGGGTGGGACACAACTTGATCAAGTCCGTGGAGATTGAGATTGGTGGACAGCGCATCGACAAGCACTACGGTAACTGGATGCACATCTGGAATGAGCTCACCCAGGAGGCCGGCAAGCAGGCCGGTTACGCCAAGATGGTGGGTAACGTGCCCGTGCTGACCAACCTGCTGGTGCAGGGTGGCGAGCCTTGCGACAATGACTGTGCCGGCGGTGAGCCCAACACCTCCAACGAGCAGGTCAACTGCGCCCCTGCCTACACTCTGTACATTCCTCTCCAGTTCTGGTTCTGCCGCAACCCTGGGCTGGCTCTGCCCCTGATTGCCCTCCAGTACCACGAGGTGCGTATCAACCTGGAGTTCAACGACCTGCGCAACCTGTGCTGGGACGTGACCCCCCAGATCACCTCCAACTACCACACCATCCGCGACCGCGTGGCCGCCGCCAACCTGCAGGCCGCTTCCCTGTACGTGGACTACATCTACCTGGACACTGACGAGCGTCGCAAGTTCGCCCAGGTGTCTCACGAGTACCTGATCGAGACCCTGCAGTTCACTGGCGCTGAGTCCATCACCTCCTCCGCCAACAAGCTCAAGCTGAACTTCAACCACCCCTGTAAGGAGCTGGTGTGGGTGGTGCAGCGCGATTCCTTCGTGTCTTGCGATGACACCGTGGTGAACAGCTGGAAGGGACAGCAGCCCTTCAACTTCTCCGACTGGTGGGACAGGTCCGTGCTGGAGTCTGGCTATTCCGTGACTCGCGTGGAGGGCATGGCCGGCAAGAACCCCGTGGTGACTGCCCTGCTGCAGCTGAACGGTCACGACCGTTTCCAGGTGCGCGAGGGACGCTATTTCAACGAGGTGCAGCCCTTCCAGCACCACACCAACATCCCCGCCACTGGTATCAACGTGTACTCCTTTGCTCTGCAGCCTGAGCAGCACCAGCCCAGCGGCACCTGCAACTTGTCTCGTATTGATAACACCACCCTGCTGCTGACTGTGTCCAACAACGCCGTGGGCACTGTGACCAGCTCCTCCGTGTACGTGTTCGCTACCAACTACAATGTGCTGAGGGTGATGAGCGGAATGGGAGGATTGGCTTACTCCAATTAAGAATCTGGGACATTATTCATCGTCACGTTCACGTCATACTACTTATTTTTTGTTGATTTTTATATGTGAGCGGGCAGTCCCAGAAAAGCGGTGGGATTTGAAATAACTCCGGGTAACCCTGGACACCTAAACTCTTTTCACGTTACTATTTTAGAAATGGCAACATGTAAAGCAATCGTCCAGGAGGGTCCTAGGAAAGGTGAATCATGTATGTTTCCACCATCTGAGAACGGCTATTGCGGTAGGCATGAACGGAATCGTCAATATGATGAAGGGATCGCTGAAGGAAAGGTCTGGTGTAGATATTTTTTCAGAGGTTGTAGCACAGAGCTAACGACTCAAGAAGTAGATGCAAAGGAAGTCTCGTGTAAGCCCTGTAGAGAAAAACTTACAAAGAAGAAACACCCATGCGAACATGAAGGATGCCCCTTTAAAGTTCTTGAGCCTGGATTCTGTAAAAAACACGAGAGAGATAAATATAAAAAAGAGGAACAAGAAAAGGGGATACGTTACTGTGATATCGCAAGAGGGTGTTTTACGATCTGCACTGGAGATAAGAAATCATGTCAGGAATGCCTCGATAAAACACGTATTGTAGATACAAAACGTTATCAGAAACGTAAAGAACTTACACAGGTTCTTCAAACAACTAATCACACATCACAAAGAGTATGTACTAAATGTGGAAAAGACTTTGAAATGTTTAAGACACGCTATGGCAAGGAATCATTATTATGTACATCTTGTAATGCGAATCAGGCAAAACAAGACGAGAAAAGGAAGGATCGTCTGCGGAACTATAATCATGAGAACAATCAAAATATTCAAGGATATTTTAAAGCATATGTATCGAGCGCAAGTAAACGCGGGTATGACATGAACATTGATTTCGAAACATTTTCTGAACTAGTGGTTTCTCCTTGTTACTATTGCGGGCATCATACTGATCAAGAAACAAATGGTATCGACAGAGTTGATAACTCAAAAGGATATTCAAAAGAAAACTGTGTGCCAGCCTGTTGGAAATGTAACAGAATAAAACATATTTATAACCTCGAGTTCTTAATTGATAAGTGTAAGATATTTACAAAACAGTTAGAAGTCACTGATTCATTTTATAAAAAATGGAAGATGTATTACAGTAGAACATCATACAAGAACTATAGCGGTTATAAACGTGAAGCAGAGGGGCGCGGATTACCATTTGAAATAACACCCGACCAGTGGACTTGGTTGACACGTTCGCCATGTTATTTATGTGGCTACAAATCCCCAATGGGCATTGGTATTGATCGTGTAGATAATACTATTCGAGCATATACCACTGGAAACTGTAGATCCTGTTGCGGATCATGTAATGTAATGAAGGGTGCGTTTAACCTCAATGACTTCATAGATCATTGTAAGAAAATAGCTGAAGTATGTCCAACAGATAAAATAGGACCAGTTGAAGACCCTTTAAAAGAGGTTATTGCAAAAGCTGGGCTTATGAAGGCAGAGGAACGGAAGCACTGGAAGGGATTGGGTCTATATTATGCTATAGTATCTGATACAGCAGAAGCATTTTTAGAAACCTATTCAGATGTTTACACGAAGGAAGAGTTTGAAAAACTCTGTGGAACTATCAAAACTGGTACCAAGGAAAATGCTATAAGTTCTCTGCAGAAACTCATACAGAATCTTAAAAAGAGGAAACAACGCGCTGAGACCTAAACTCACCTGTCAACTTCAGATAGAATGGAGAATCTGGCGGTATGTATACCACTAGACTCTGGCGACATAAAATACCTCAACAGATGCCTCAGATCCGTGAAGGCCCAGACCCGCCGACCCGATCAAATCGTTATATCTGCATCGCGCTGTACTGCAGCCGACGAAAGAGAAATACGCCTCATCTGTTTTGATCTGGGCCTACAAGCGCGCATACAGACTCATAGCGAAATACTTATGGCTGGAGCAAATCGGAACAGAGCCGCAAAAGTTGCCGTCGAAAATGGCGCGACGATCCTTTTCTTTTTTGATTCCGATGATGTAATGCATCCGAGGCGTACCCAGGTCATTGCGGATCATTTTAAAGATGCTTCCCTTACTGGAGTCTTAAACCGATTTATAGGAGGCCCGAAAGAAGTCCAGGACACATCTAACATACCCTGGCGACCAATCCGTGGGCTCATTTATATGAACGCATTTCGGCTCATTGATATGAAGACCTTCAGGGGACATTTGTTACGATACGAGCTGTATAAGGATTCAAAGATAAAGGGGGTTGAAGACGTGGCGTGCGGCCCTGCCACAGTCCGCGCACGATTTTGGCTAGAGAATCCCTATAGTGAGATAATCCGAATAGGAGAAGATCAACATTTCACGAGCCAGATCGTCGTAAAAGGTGGGAACCTGGCATATATACCCGAAACCCTGAGTGTCTTTATGATGGATCATATCAAAGAATACGAGCAATGCAGAGTCTGTTGCGACTTAGACTATGTTAAACAAGACGATATGCTTGTAGAAGTTCTGAGAAAACGCCTGGAAGCGGCAAAAGCAATGAAGGATCTTATAGAGTATAGAAGTGCGTTGAAGAGAAAGATGGATGAGATGGCTAAAGAATAGGCCTTTGGTCGCTTGCGCCGAGCTTCTCGTATCTTTATAGGTAAAGGGGAAGAACAAGTCTTCCCCTGAACATAAAGCTTCTCGTCCAATCCACCCCGATTCCACGCTTCCCCCCCAATAGGATGGGCAAGGTACAATATAGGACAATCGGCAAGAATACGATCGGCGGCATTCTCTTCAAAGGAATGTTGATCGAGTTCGCATTCGATACAACCGATCTCCCAGAAGTCAAAAAACATACATGGCATTTTGCATCCGGCGCCTATCTCGCCACTTCTGTCAAGGTGGATGTATCAGGTGAGGATATCAGCGGAGTCGTCACGAAAAAGCGGGAGCTCTATCTTCACACACATCTTATGAAGCCCGGTCCCGACCAGCTCGTCCAGCACGTGAGTAAAAATGGTCTCGATAATCGCCGAGAGAATCTCCGCCTCGTCGACGCCTCCAGTGCCACTGTAGGGCATGCAAAGAAGAAGAGGAATGTGGAACTTCCACTCATGTGTGGGATCAAGCCCGAAGATATTCCCAAACATATCTGGTATGTCCAAGCGAACGGATATCACCGTGATCGCTTCGCCATAGAGTTCAAGACGGAAGGCATCCTATGGAAATCTACAAGTTCGAAAGAAGTCAGCCTGAAGGAAAAACTCGAACAGGCCACGGCGAGACTGAAGGAGCTCTATGAAGAATATCCCCATCTGGATCCCAAGCGCGAGGAGGAGGAAATCGCGGCTTTGGAAAAGAGCTTCAAGGCGATTCTTGCTGCCTCTTAGATGCGGTGAACAGGTTTATACGTATTACGCTTCGAACGTGTAAGGGAACGCCCACGCGTGGGCTTCTTGCGTCGAGTCCGCCCCTCAAAGCGCATTGATAGTTCTTCTTCGGATGGCAAACCCTTTAAGGCCGCCATATTACTCCTTCTTATCAAAGAAGTTCCCCGACGTGGAACAAGTTTTGGTGTGGGATGTAGATTCTTTCGTGAATTATTATTATTGCTGGGAATGTTATATCGTGAATTTTGAGTATTAATGTTATCATTTATAGGGCTGTTATTAACAATAGATTTCATCAACGCATTTTCTGCTTCTGCCTCTTCTAATATACGAATAACTTCTGACTGTTTTCCACGCTTTGCCATATTTAGTGCAGTCCGAACGTAGTTCCATTTAATATATTTATCAGCCCCAGCTTTAAGAAGTGCTTTAACTATATTCACGTGGCTATTGCCATTCCAAGCCGCTATCATTAAAGGTGTCATACCGTCCTCTCTTTTAGCGTCTGGATCCGCTCCGTTAGCTATTAATTCATTTAGTACTTCTAGTTTATTCTGCCTCGCTGCAACAAATATCGGGGACTCTTTATTTCGATATACTTTTTCATCCTTTCTTCCTACTGACGCGCCATAATCAATCAGCATACGAACTCTTTTGGCGGTCGTCCCAAAGTTTATCAATGGTGTATACCCGCCACGGTACTCAGTATCTATATCTCTTTTACCTGGGCCAAAAGTACTCTTAAGAAAAGATTTAAAATCATCAATAGCCCTGCTGGAATCGAGTTTGTCCGACATCTATTCAGACTCCATAATAACTTCCAGCGGAGCGGCGTACTCCGAATAAGGCACTGCTGCAGTCGTAGGGCGATCGAGTCCGAGCAGATCCTGTAGGGCCTGGAAACGCCGGTCAAGGGGCGCCCCTGTCAAACCCCGTGAAATCTGTTTCCAACGCCATTCGAACTGGAGGGCGGCCGTGTGATCTGGGAAGCCGCGCACGTGACATACGCGCTCCCATACACGTCCATGAGTCGCCTTTGCCCCACCCGATTGTTTACCGTTGTGTTGTTTTAGACGGCGATCCAGATCCGGCGTCACCCCTATATATGTCTTTTGAGAAGCTCCATCGCAGGTTTTCAAAAGATAACATTTCCATCCGACGGTGTCCATCTGTCCTACATACCAGCAGTTGTTTATACTCTACAATAAACACACCACGATATAGATGGATTTCAAAGCCCCCTCCAACGAGTTTTTCGAGCTGGGGGATATTAGTGATTATAAGTCGGCGGATGATATATTTCCTATTGGATCCGCCACCATAGTGGCTATCAACTTTGCCGCGATTCTCACAAAGATGAATGTGATAAATAGCCAGAGCCTGAATGCCTATTTCGACACGTTCGGCTTCGAGGGTATTCTCGCCAATGTGAGCTTGATCGTCATTCTCTTTCAACTTGCTCGCTGGGGCTATACCAAGGCCTACAAGGATACGGGCCATGCATGGTCACCTTTCGTTTTCGTGTGTGCGCTTATCGGCATACAGCTCGTGTATGATCTTCTTTTCTACTACGGCGCGATCAACGTAATCCCCAACGGTAATAATGAAATGATCGACATTTTGAAGAAGTATTCAAGCGAGCATGGTTCCCGGGCTCTTGCGGGTCACGCGGCTTTTTTGATCTTCGTGAGTGTGATCGCCATGTTTTTCAAGGAGGCCAGCTTCATGTTTACCTTTTTGACGGTAACTGTAACGCTATATATGATGCCCTACGTAATAACTACATTTGGCCCTAAACCACCCGCTCCTCCACCGGTGGAAAAGAAGGAGAAAGTACCCGATATGCCTGGATGGAATAGACCCAGGTATTAAATAGCCCTATAATAGATGAACGCGGAGGGAAAGAACGAATCAGCCACCTTTGAAGATGTGGACGAAAACACTTCTGTTGGACCTGCTAACTCCCCAGAGCCAACTTCTGAGGCAACTTCTGGACCAAGTTCCGAGGCAACTTCTGGACCAACTTCCGAGGCAACTTCTGGGCCAACATCCGAGGCAACTTCTGGACCAACTTCCGAGCCAACAAATATTAGCTCACTTGCATCTGCTAACTCTAACAGCAATAGTTCTAAGAGCAATAGCACTAAGTCGAATACCCCTGTTCTACCCAACAAGAAGGGATTGAGTGTTGCTGCAAAGACGGCCCTTGGTGATCGTAAGGCTATATTCGAAGGTGACTTGAGGCAAGCGTATATAAATGCCTTTGGCGATGATCCAAAGGCACCCAAGCCCAAGTTTCTAGAAGCAACAGCACTTGTAAAGATTCGTAGGGAACAGGGCGAAAATGCCTACAAGGCAAAGATCAAAGAGTATGTTGAGAGGAACCAGGGAATACAGGCAGCAAAGCCTGCAAAGGGAACCCGTAAGAAGGTTACTATGGCCACAGAATCCACGAACGTAACTGCTACGAACGCGGCGGCCACTACTGCAGGCCCTATAAACCGGGGCAACTCTCGCCAAAAGCTGATTCAATCTGTTCGCACCATGGCCGATTCCGCAAAGGATCTCATTGACAATCTTGTTTCCACCACTATGTCTCTTGCTAAGACGAATACTGGTGATATGACATCTATTGCGACAAAGGCCGTCAATGCCATGAATGGAACTGCCAAGCATCGCAAGACCCGTTCCAACAAGGGAAAGACCCACAAGAGGTCAGCTATCAAAATGAACAACAGCGTGATGTAAAATTTGTCGTTGAGTATGCCTTCCCCAGGGTACAAACCCAAATGTCAGCATTCTTGAACATAGTAAAACCATCTGAACCCTGTGGCACCATGCCCCAGAAGCTCGCGATGGATGTCAAATTCGCTCTCGACCCCTTCCAGCAACACGCCGTAGCCGCCATCAGCCGCGATGAGAATGTGCTCGTAACTGCAAAGACCGGATCAGGCAAGACTTTCGTAGGAGAATACCAGATCGCCCACAGTCTAGCGAAAGGCGGTCGCGTCTTCTACACGACCCCTATCAAGTCGCTCTCGAATCAGAAGTTTGACGACCTCAAGCGGATGTTCCCCAGTGTCGGTATCATGACGGGAGATCTCAAATACAAGCCCGATGCCGACGTAGTGATCATGACGACGGAGATCCTCCGCAATCTCCTCTTCAAGCACGACTCGGCCACCCGGGATCTCGGGATCACTGCCGCGCTGAGTCTTGACCGTCTCGACGCCGTAGTGTTTGATGAGTGCCATTATATCAACGACCGGGATCGTGGGGCCGTTTGGGAGGAGACCATGATCCTGCTCCCACGTGCCGTAAACCTGGTTCTCCTCTCCGCCACGATCGAGTCTCCTGAAATCTTCGCGGCCTGGTTGGGGGAACTGAAGCAGAAGCCGATCCATCTCATTTCCACACAATACCGGATTGTCCCACTTCTCCACGGAGTCTACCAGGGTGACCAGCTCGTCCCAATCATGGATGCAAAGGACCGCTTCGAGGCCCAGAACTACAAGGGGTGGCTCGGCTGGCGGAAGGGGGAGGCAAAGGCGGTGGACGACCACAAGGCCCGCGTGGCGGATCGGCGCCGGGGAGGATACGAGGATGCCCCCGTAGCCAGAACGGGCGGGATCAAATCCTACAAACACCAAATGAATGAACTCGTTGGCCGCCTCCAAGAACAAACTCTCCTGCCGGCCCTCTTCTTCGTCTTCTCCCGAAAGGACTGTGAACGCTTCGCCGCCACTTCCGAACACACTCTCCTGGATTCCTCCGACGCCGCCTCTGTTCGCCACATCCTGGATTTCCATCTCCACCGCTACGGGGACAACCTCCTCCGCATGCCCCAGTACAATACCCTCCGGCCTCTTCTGGAGCGCGGGATCGCCTTTCACCACAGCGGCCTTCTCCCCGTTCTCAAAGAGATCGTGGAGATCCTCTTCGGCAAGGGATTTGTGAAACTCCTCTTCGCCACGGAGACATTCGCGGTCGGCATCAACATGCCTACAAAGACGGTGGTCTTCACCGGCTATAGGAAGTATGACGAGGCCACGGGGGGTCAGCGCATGCTGAATACGGACGAATACATCCAGATGGCGGGCAGGGCAGGGCGGCGTGGAAAGGATGACAAGGGGCTCGTCCTGTACATGCCCGACAGGAATCCGGAAGATCTGGAGGATGTCCGGCGGATGATGACAGGGGCACGCTCGACCTTCCAGTCCCGTATGACCTTCCACTACGACTTCCTTCTGAAGACGCTCCAGTCGGGGAATCTGGACTGGATCAAGCTCCTCCATCAGTCCTATTGGTATCGGAGGCATCAGGCGTTTGTTAGCGGGATTCGGGCGGATCTCGAGAAGGAGGAGAGGATCCTGAAGGCGATTGCGCTGACACCGGGGGAAGTGGCGGGTATGGAGGAACGGGATCAGCTGGCGGTGAAGCTGAAGGGGGCCGTGAATGCAGCGAAACGGGAGGCCCAGAAGGCGTGGGGGGCGTGGGAGAACTCCCATATGGGTCCGAGATGGGCCACGCTGGTGAAAGAGATCTGGCCCGGCTTCTGCGCCACTCGGAGGAACATTGCCGAGTTGAGCAGGAACTTGGCCGCGGCAGAAGATCCTACGGCGGCAGTGTGGCCGAGTCTCCATTCCTTGGCGGCGATGGGATTCTTAGAGGAGCCCGTGACCGACCTCCGACTCACTCCTCTCGGTGTCATGGCGACGGAAATCAACGAAGGTCACGCCATTCTCATGAGCCAAATGTATGAGCGGGGCTTGCTGAAGGATCTTAGCGCGGAGATGATTCTCGCCGTGCTAACAGCCTTTATGGAGGAAAAAGGTGTGGGTGGCCCCCCAGATGTGCCGCCCGAGATCACCAAGGTTCTCGGGCAGATCCAACAGATCGCAAAAGAGAATGAACGTCTCGAGTCGAAGCGGCCTCCTCGCGACTCCTATTGGCAGCTGAGTACGTCATGGGTGGAGCCGGTGTGGCTCTGGCTACAGGGGGCAACACTTCAGGAGATATGTAGGGATTATGACTGCTACGAAGGGAACTTCATGCGGCTTCTGTCGAAAGTGGCGAATCTCTTGGAGGAGCTGCGATCGATCGCGACGCTCTCCAAGGATACGGATATGCTGGAAAAACTCCGGGGCATCGAGACAAAGGTAATGCGTGACCTGAGTGTCTGCGATTCGCTCTATCTACGCCTGTGAGCCCGTCTCAAGAACACATTTGTCTCCCGCAGGATGTAAGTTTACACCGAGGCGCCCCTTTGGCCCGACCTTACAGAGTGATAAACAGTCTTCTGGACCCTTAAACTCGCCTGTCTCTTTTCCTTCCGCATTATTGTTCGCGTCGCTCGTTTTTCTACGCCCTACCCAATCTTCATAATAATGACGCCTTTCTGTGAGAATGGGTCTAGGGCACCCTGCGATATAACTCGCACGAGCCCACCAGAAGTTGTACCAAATAAATCCTGAATCTGAGGCCGAATGCCCAGCCTTATTTACTGCAGGATCTGATGCGAATCGTGCCACAATATCCTTCCAGGGCTTTATCACGATATTTGTGAGATCTGTATTTTCTGGAGTTTTCACATTATCTTTTGATCCATTACTCATCCCTTTTGAGTGAAAATAGAGGATCACACTATTCTTTCGTTCTGCTTCAGGTATTTTATTCGCGATATCCCATACGACATTTAGGGCGGCATATTCAAACGTGTTTCCTCTCTCTTTATGTACAACCAGATTGGGTATAATATTCTTCGCATTTTTCGTGGCCTTTCCAAGCCTGAGAGCAGACGCATTATTGAAATTACTTTTCTTTGGAGAGTTATAGACTACGTGGACCTCTTTTGCTGCAGCCGCGAGTCCTATATCTTTGAGTTCCTGAAGTTGCAGAGTTACGAGATCCTTCGCACGAGAAGCATTCCAGTTTTTATCTCCAACATCGAGATAGGCGAAATAGACGACATAAATGTTTGGTGTGGCCCCACCGCCTCGTAGAGTTTGGCGACGACCCTTTTTGGTAACTTTTCTTGTGAGAAGTTTGCCTCCCATATCTATATAGATGGGAGATCAAGAAACAGAAGGAACCTTCGGGTGGTCTTCTGATATCGACCAACTTCTCGCTGCATGGTGCGACAATGCAAAATGTTATGAGTGGATGCACACGGAAGCCTTTTCTCTTTTTGATAGACGTTCGAAACAGTTCATGATCACGGTGAACTGTTTGACCGCAGTGGCGGGGGCATCGAATATGATCGCGGGCGGGATCAGTCTCGATGGCTTCCAACTCGCCTGGGTGTTCGGAGGAATCAGCATTGCCGCGTCGACGTTGAATATTCTACAGGATAAACTGGGCTACCAGGCTTCCAGTCAACTCCATAGAAAACTGGCGAGTGATTGGGCCACTGTGAGGAGCAAGATAGAGGAAGTCATAAGCATACCCTATTCGGGCAGAAAAGATTGTAAGACGTTTCTCAAGTATGTGAAGGCGGATATAAACAAGGCGACGACAGATGGGAGCTCATTGATTCCTAAACGGATTCGGGAGGAATGCTATGAAAAATTCCGGTTGATTCCGGAATTTCACATTCCAGATATCTGTGGACAAATGGAACATACGCGGATTTTTCAAGTCAAATGTCGAGAGGATTCGTTCGAGAAACTGGCCCCTCTACTGCCGTGAAGAAGTAATGTAAGATAGATGCCGTTGCAACAATCATCAGCCCTATGACGGAGATCACGAGAAAGCAGAGATAGAGGAGGATCGGTTGGAAATTCAGATTAATACCAATGAGGGCAAGGATCAATAAGAAGAGAAGGGTGGCCAGGCTCCATAGGATCCATCGCCGCTCTTCCTTGATTACGTCGTGTGTTCTCTGTATCATTTTAGGTGCTGGGATTAGGTACAGTTGGTTCCAATTTTACAACGAGCCTCCTCTTCCAGTTACGCTTCGTGGCGTCAGAGAAGTACTTCAGCTTCAGAGTTGTACCGGGTTCGAAGTCGGCCGTATCGGCTTTCACGAGACGACCCCAAGCTGGTACCCAGATGCGCCCCGTTTCCGCCACAGTAGCCTCTAAAGGAATGGAAGGACCCAGGAGAGCGCGCAAGAAAGTGAGATCACGTTCGTATCTCTTTATGGCCTTGGAACGGATATTGAGATGATCGGGTCGGATGGGGATCTGGTGTCCCAGGAGTACCATCTGATTCACGCAATCTGACCAACGCCTGATAGGGGAACTGGCGTGGCAATAGACTTCTTGCCCGAGACCCCAATGTCTCGTATCGGACTCGGTGGCGGAACAATACTCCCCTGCAGCCATTGCGAGAGTGGCTGCAGGCAGACCCAGAAGTTCGTACGCCTCGTAGCGATCGTGTTTACCCGCATGGCGTCTGAGAATGCCGAGACCTTTCTCGCGCAGGAGTTTCGCCGCCTCGCGATTGTAGAGGAGCATGAGTTGTTCAATCCATTCGTGGGAATCAGTGATGCTACGACCTGCAATCCCGCTACAGATTTCTTCCAGTTCGCCCGCAAACATCGATTTCGTCACTGAATGATATGTGAAACTCTGAGTTACACGTATCATTTCAAGAGCCCATTCGGGGTTCTCCATTCTCTTCTCGAGCTTGTTCCACGTAAATCGTAGAGTGAGAGCGCGGCGGGGTTGGCCTGGGAGAAGAGAGAAGGTTCCCTCCGAAAGTTCTGTAGGAAACATGGGCTTCACGGCCACACCATCCCTATAGAGTGTTTGACCGAACTGTTCGGCGCGTAAGAGTTCGGGATTCGCTACCAGCCAGGAGGCGACATCGGCAATATGGATGCTGACCTGGGTCGTATGGCCGTTTGGAAGTAGAGTGATAGCGTCGTCGATGTCCTTACAGCCTGGTGGGTCTACATGGAATGTGACGCCGCTTGCGTGTGCTTCAAGAGGGGGTGGTTCAACGAGGGTGAGCTTCTTCCAACGGAGAGGGCTGGCATGAATCGCGAGAGCTTCTTCTTCTATTGCCAGGTTTCCAGCAAGCCCTATTATTTGTTGGAGGTTGCCACGAGGACAGGCCTCTTTCCAGTGGTCGAAATCGATGATGGCGAGAACATTCTGGGAGGTGTCTTTGTGGGCGGAACCAACATAGAAGGGAGGATATGACTCCGAGAAGGGGGTGAAGAGATAGATGGGGTGATTCTTGGCTGTCATACCGTAGCGGTACTTGCTGTTTAGTTCGAGAGTGCCGACAATACTCCTATGGGGCGCTCTCTTCAGAATCTCTGCGACGTGCCCATCTTCTATGCGAACTTCGTCGCCTGGAAGAGCTTTCGAGGCGTTAAGAGCTCCTTCGAACTCGAAGTCTCCCACGGAAAAGTGTTTATAGTCCTTTGTTTGCAGCATTGTGCTTTGGGGTGTGGGGAAGGCTGGATCCAATTTTCACTTACCGGTTGACCCGATCCTTCCTTTGGTCGGCATGGTTCCCCAGGTCTAGCGACCTGTGGAACCGAGTCTCGCTTCGCTCCACATGGCTCTACTTACCAGTAGAGCCGAGTCTCCCTTTGGTCGACATGGTTCCCCAGGTCTAGCGACCTGTGGAACCGAACCCTCCAGCCCCCCGCACAGTCTCAGGCAATGACTCCAGCTTCTTGACTTCTCTGATATAACCCATATCAGGAGCAAGAATCTGGAAATGGCGCTCACCCGCCTTGAATCCTGCCGCTCCCTCCTTCACAGCAATAACAGGTGCCTTCAGAGTTCCCCTATAGCTACGATCAATAACACCCATCGAGTTCCCCAGGATGTGCCCCGTCTTATAGATAGATGAGCGTGGTGCAAGCCAATAATGAACTGTGGTCCCAGTGTTATCACATGTCAGCATTGCCTTTGTGCCAAGATCAAGAAGATGAGGTTCACCCACGGCCCCACTCCAGTCCTCCGCCGTAAAGAGATCCACGCCTGCATTCTCATTATCGCGCCAGCCTTCAACAATAGGGCTATCCGTTACAACCCACAGCGTGTAAGTATTCATATAATTTGTTAAATATTTTAAGGGGGTTGGAAAACCCCAGCTAAAGAGTTTGCGATGAATCCACCCAGATGGCCGATTCGATCGTCCTGCCTGTTAGCCTCGGTGAGTCGCGTAGCAACATACCATTGGCTAACAGGGAGATAATACTCCCCGTTAGCCTCGGTGAGTCGCGTAGCAACATACCATTGGCTAACGGGGAGATAATACTCCCCGTTAGCCTCGGTGAAGCTCTTGACAAACTAACCATCCTCGATATCAAGCGCCAGAAAATCAAGGATGATCGTCTTGCCGACGTGAAAAAGGAGTATGATGTTCTTTTGGAAGCTCTCAAAAGCTATGTCACCGCCTATCCCTATCACTACCGAATCCTGAAAGATATCAACACCACCCTCTGGGATATTCAGGACCGTTTCCATGGAAAGAACACGCCTCCAGAACAAGGCGCACAAATGTGTCGCGAAATCCTCCTCGAGAATGATCGTCGTTTCCGCATGAAGGCGAAGATCAACTCTGTGGCAAAATCGGCCCTAAGAGAGCAAAAGGGATATGCTGTCAAGCGCGCCTTTGTCTATACCCATCTCGGCCTCGGCGACATGTACTGGATGAACGGAGCAGTTCGCTATCTCGCCACTGCCTACGATGAGGTCCATGTGGTCTGCAAAAAGAAATATGAGATGAATGCTGCGGCAATGTATGCCGATGATCCCTCCATCAAGCTCTACCTCGTTAACGATGATCTAGATCTTAAACCCTGGCCCATCCGCCGTCATTATTACATAAATGAGGGATTCACGGTGTACAGCTGTGGATTCTTTGCGCAGAAACCCGATCGCGCCATCTATGATCTACCCAACTCCTTTTATGACGACATGGCCGTGCCCCGCGAGATTCGCAACTCCTATTTCCACGTACCGAGGACAGAGGCTGCAAAGAAACTGGCGGCAGCCTTTGATCAGCCCTATATCATAGTACATCAACAATCCTCCGTCCAGAAACTGCCCATTGTGGATAAGTTGCTGGCGGCAGGCGAGAAGAGGCTGATCCTCGACCTCAATCAAAATCATTACGACGCGGTCACGCATCCTAAAGAGTTTGAACTGGCGAAACTGGTTGTGAACACACCTGTACTTGATTATACCTACCTCATTGAGTCAGCGGAGGAACTCCATATGATTGAGTCGTCAATCTACTGTCTTGCATCCCATCTCGACCTCGGCAGAGTAAAGCGCCGTGTCTGCTACGCTCCCTGGGGCGGAAATGCAGAGCGCCTCGGGCTCTTTGAAACAGGGTCTGTTTAATAACTATCGAATTTTGCTAAAATGTATCTATACACCAGAATGAGCAGTCCAGAGTCAATTCATACAGAATTTATCAAACGAATCACAGCTAACCCCTTTGATGTCTATATAGAACTATCATCCCGACTAGAGAAAAACGGAATCACAACTGAATTTCCTGAGTTTGCCCCTATTGTTCATTATATGAAAGAACAAATCCACACTCCAGAAATTAATGCGAAATGTGAAGATAGTATCTGCTTGATGAATTTTCGGCGTCATGCTGATTTGGCATTGTGGCACGTTAGCCAATCAGATTCATGGTACCCCTACGGGGCAACGCTGCGCGCTATATTTATCACTTTACAGTTCTTAGATACACTTCAAAGGACAGTTAATCCGGAACTTAATGAGCAAATACCATTCTACCATGAATTTCGCTATCTTTACTATTTTGATTACATGATAAATAAGGCACCGCACGCGATTTTGATTCCCACGTATGCCAATATTACTGCATCTACGTTGGTACTTACGCGAGGACCACCCATATTTTTTGTAGGAATATCGATCACCCCTTTACATGTAGATGAATATAAACAAACTTCTGCTGAATTCTTTATTCACGACATAAATCACGGGCGACGCCAGTTTGAAACATGTCTAAAAGACTACGAAACTAACTGGGCAAATAAGATGTCTCTGCTTAACTATTATAAAATGCAGCAACATTTTCTCAATAAGCTTGTACGTCCTTTGATAAGTATAAGCGACAAGACCTATGACATACCGAAAGGAATAAAACAACTGATTAAGATCATATTGTTTGAAATCATCCACGAAGATGCCCAGCCGGCATATGAACGCATAGTATGTAATACCATTTTGCGCAATGCGAATGAAGAAGCGAATTTTCAAGTAGTTTATAAAAATCCAGAAACAGGGCTTCCTAATATACGCAAAATAAAGGTACCTGGTGGTGGGATTCTTGCTTTTGTGAAATATAAACTGCACTATGGATTTTTGGATGAGTCTTTACAATCTGTGATAGTTGAGAAAGAATATAGAACTACGGAAAGAATAGCAGAAGCTGCTTCATATTTACTAACGACGTTATCTTGTGATAATGTACCTGATATTACTGTTCTTAAAGAGCTGGCAGATAATATGGAGGGCCAAAACCCACCAGCACATGAAGATCACCTTGGTGAACCTATTAATTTGATTAAATTTACCGGCAAGAGACCAACTTCTCTACCTTCAACGTATTTTGAGACCCTGTACGAGAGGGGAGTTCCTTGGTCAGGTATGAAAAAAAGAGTTACTGCCCTTGAAAAAAGGACAAAAGGTTACAATGATAGAGAAGAAATAAACGCATTTTTGAAGAAAGAAAACGCTAAGGTCGCTACGGGTGGTACTAGAACACGAAGAACTCTAGTATCACGGACTAGAAAAGCTGAACACATTGCTCGTTGATCAACCATAAAAAGGCCTAAAGCCCTTAGCCATTCAAAATTGAGCCCGCACCCCGCTTGCGGAGGGCACTTAGAAACCCTCTTATAACACAGAGGAGAGATGCCAGCCGGAATTCATCGTCCAGATTCGGATATTCAACCCGTGGTGGGTATCCAGTTCGGGATTTTCAGCCCTGATGAGATCGAAAAACGCTCAGTTGTCGAGATCACAAACACGGGTACGTACGATGGGAATGAGCCCCGTATCGGCGGTCTCTTCGACCCCCGTATGGGCATACTCGACAACGGCAAGACATGTCGCAGCTGCGGACAGACAAATCACGGATGTCCCGGCCATTTTGGTCACTACAAGCTCGCCCGCCCCGTGTATTTCATCCAGTTCTTCCCCTACATCCAAAACGTCCTGAACTGTGTTTGTATTCGCTGCTCCAAGCTCCTGATCGACAAGGAGTTACACAAGGGCGTGACGAAGCGGCGTGGAGAGGTGCGTTGGCGCTCGGTGCTGAATCTCTGTAGTAACATCTCCCGCTGTGGCCAGGACACGGAGGACGGCTGTGGTGCAGTCCAGCCCGATCGCTACACGCGTGACGGGATTGCCCGTATTACGGCGGAATGGGTCAACAGTCTCTCAACTCCCGGTCAGGAGAAGGAGAAGGTGACCCAGGTCCTGGAGGTGGAGTATGTCCTGCGCCTCTTTCGCCGTATCACGGATGAGGACGTGGATTTCATGGGCCTGAACCGCTTCTGGTGTAGGCCCGACTGGATGATCTGTTCCGTGCTCCCGATCCCCCCTCCTCAAGTGCGCCCCTCCGTCATCCAGGACAACAACCAGCGCTCAGAGGATGACTTGACCCACAAGCTGTTTGAGATCATTTCCACGAACCAGCGTCTTCAGGATAAGATCACAAACAACTCGGCCAAGAATCTCATTGAGGACGAGCACACAGTGCTCCAGTACCACATTGCCACGCTGGTTGACAACCAGATCCCTGGGGTGGCCCCTTCCGCCCAGCGTTCAGGTCGTCCTCTAAAGTCCGTACAGCAGCGTCTGGGTTCCAAGGAGGGGCGTATCCGCTACAATATCCAGGGGAAGCGTGTGGAGTTCTCTGCGCGTTCAGTGATCACGCCCGATCCTAATCTGTCCATTGCCGAGATTGGTGTTCCTTTGAAGATTGCGCTGAACCTCACAGTGCCTGAGAAGGTGACACCCTACAATCGCGAGCAAATGTACAAGCTCATCCAGAATGGGGCCGACAAGCACCCTGGGGCCAAGACGATCGTTCGCGCCGATGGTCGCATGATCTCTTTGAAGCACGTGAACACTCGCGAGATTGTTCTGAAGATGGGTGACGTGGTGAACCGGCATCTTGATGACGGTGATATCATCCTCTTCAACCGACAGCCTACACTCCACAGGATGTCTATGATGGGTCACAGAGTAAAGGTGCTCCCCTACAACACATTCCGCCTGAATGTGTCCGTTACGGCGCCCTACAATGCTGATTTCGACGGAGATGAGATGAACGCACACATCCCCCAGTCCTACGAGGCCTCCACGGAGCTGGCCGAGATTGCGGCCGTTCCTCATCAGATTGTGACTCCTCGCCATGCAAAGCCACTGATTGGTGTGGTACAGGACTCTCTCGTGGGTTCCTATAGGTTGACGCGCCCCCAGGTGGATTTCAATCGCCGTGAGTTCATGAACATGATGATGTGGAACAAGCGGTTCGAGGGGGTGGTCCCCAAGGCCTCGAGGGCTGCAGAGGGGAAGCCTCCTCGCTGGACGGGGCAGCAGGTACTCACGCAGCTCATGCCTCCTATCAACCTCGAGATGGGCAACGGACTCTACAAGGACAATAAGAGTCAGGAGAACTACGTGAAGATTCGCGAGGGTGTGGTGGAGCAGGGTATCTTCGACAAGGACATCTTCTCAAAGCCTTCCAAGGGCATTGTTCATGTGACCTATCGCGACTACGGCCCCAAGGACACTGTGAACTTCATCGACGCCATGCAGAACACGGTGGAACAGTTCCTGGTTTATAATGGCTTCTCAGTGGGGATCTCGGATTTGATTGCTGATGAGGACACGCGCAAGCAGATGGAGGAAGTGGTGAAGAAGCGTAAGGCGGCCATTGAGAACATCCTCCTCCAGATTCACTTGGATCTCTTCGACAATAACACGGGGAAGACGAACCAGCAGGAGTTCGAGGACAAGGTATTCACGGAGCTGAACAAGGCTACGGAGGAGTCAGGGAAGATTGGTCTCGGGGCCTTGTCCGATGAGAACCGTTTGGTGGCGATGGTTCGTGCGGGCTCGAAAGGAAGTACCATCAACATCTCGCAGATGATGGCCTGTGTGGGACAGCAGGCACCTGAGGGGAAGCGTATTCCCTATGGTTTCTCGGACCGTACTCTGCCCCATTTCAAGAAGTACGATGATGGCGCGGAGGCAAGAGGCTTCGTTGAGAGCAGCTTCATTCAGGGCCTGACGCCTCAGGAGTTCTTCTTCCACGCCATGTCAGGTCGTGAGGGCCTGATTGATACGGCTGTGAAGTCTGTCACCGGCGATACGAAGATTGTGGTGATGGAGGCGGGTGTGACAAAGTGTGTGGCGATCGGCGATTGGATTGATGCTCACATGAGTTCAAAGAAGAGTGATATTGAGCATTTCCCTGAGGACAACGAGCTCGAAATGCTACAACTATCGACTGATGTATTCATTCCTACAGTAACTGCGGGGGGAGCTGTATCATGGGGTTCAGTTGCGGCGGTTACCCGTCACGACCCCGGGCAACAGCTCTATGAAGTGAAGACCCTGGGTGGTCGCTCCGTCATTGTTCCCGAATCCAAGTCCCTCTTGATTTGGCGTGCTGAGACGAAGACCTTCGAGAAGATGGATACACCTGATGTCCGTCCCGGTCACTGTATGCCTGTGACAATGCAGCTGGCAGCACCCCCTGTTGCGTGTGAGTCCATCCCTCTTGCCAAGTACCTATCCAAGGATGACTACCTCTACGGGAGTGACTTCCTGGTAGCTCAGAAAGCGGTGGCTGAGGCAATGGTCGACCGCGAGCACATTCCTGCTGGCTGGTGGGATGCAAACAATGGCAAGGCCTTCACCCTTCCCTACGAGAACAAGGGGCGCTTCGTGCGAACACTCACCCGCTCTAAGACGGATAACATACTTGCTGGGTATGTCTATCCCTTTACCACCAACCGTGATCACGCCCGCATCCCGGATGAGTTCATCATGAGCGAAGAGAATGGTCGTTTCCTGGGCCTGTTCCTCGCAGAGGGTAATGTTGATGTTAAGAGTGGCTATGTGGCTATTACGAACAACAATGCTGCAATCTGTCAGTTCGTTCATGATTGGTTTGAGGGTCAGCGCGTGAAGACTATTGAGGATGTCAAGCTCAATGCAATAGGTGGTGTAACTACTACGGTTCGTGGCTACTCTACTGTGCTAGCCAAGTTCTTCGACTTGATTGCAGGACACGGTGCAGCGAAGAAACATGTGCCTGGAGAGGTGTTTGCTGCACCTGAGAGTTTCATTGTGGCGCTCCTTGATGGCTACTTCTCTGGTGATGGTACTGTCTCACACAACTCAGTGGAGGCTGGATCTGCATCCAAGGAGTTGATTGAGGGGATCAACATGCTTCTGAGTCGCCTCGGCATCTTCGCAAAGGTGTTTGAGTCACAACTCACGAGCAACAATCTTGGTACCGAGGTCATTCAGCCAACCTATCGCCTCTCAATCAGGGCACAGTGGGCGCAACGCTTTGCAGAGCGTGTATCACTTATTGATGATGTAAAAGAGTCAAAGCTTGTAGCATTGGAAGCTAGTTCTGAGCACCGCAACTTCCCCTTCCAGAATGATGTGGTGCTCGATGAAATCGTGGAGATTACCCCTGTGTCAGTAGACAAGTATCCCAAGCTATACGACTTGACTATACCTGAGACATTCACCTTTGGCCTTGCCAATGGCCTCCAAGTCTATGACACGGCCGACACAGGATATATCCAGCGACAGCTGGTGAAGGCCATGGAGGATTTGACGGTCCAGTATGATGGCTCGGTGCGTGATAGCCGCATGAACATCGTCCAGTTCAAGTATGGCGAGGACGGGATCAATGCGACCAAGATTGAGTCGGCGAATCTGGGTCTCGCCAAGCTGAGTGATGCAGAGATCCGGCGTGACTATGGGCTCGAGAATGCCGATATCGCGGGTGTCTTCTCCGAGGGCACTTTGCGCGGTGAGGATAGTGAGGCGCTGAAGGCGTTCGCGGAGCAGGTTCTCCAGGATCGTACAATGTTGGTGGAGGGCGTCCAGCGTTCCAGACAGGATGTGGCCCTGTTCGCGTCTGTGAACATTGACCGCGTTCTGACGAATGTGACGACGAGCTTCCGTCTTGACAAGAAGGGCACCACGGACCTGACACCTCTCTATGTCCTACAGGGTATTGAAAAGATCATTGAGCGAACTCAGACCTACCACAAGCTGTGGGCGGCGTTGCTTCGGTTCTACTTGGCCCCTCACAAGACCATCATCAAGGAGCGCATGACACGGAAGGCCTTTGACACGGTCTGTGAGATGATTGTCACGAAGAACTGGCAGGGCTGGGCGCAGCCTGGGGAGCAGGTGGGGATCATTGCTGCACAGAGTATTGGTGAGCCATCGACGCAGATGTCCTGTGTAGGTGATGCCTTTGTAAATGTTTCATGTGCCAAGGGGAACTATGCCGGTCCGATTGGGGAGCTCATCGATCAACTTCTGAAGCAGCGTGCCGATGATGTAATACAGATTGGAAAGGATAGTGTTGTCCTCGACCTCGTGAACGACATGTACATTACAGGTGTGAGCAATGATGAAAAGACTTCCTGGCGCCGTATCAGTCAAGTGAGTCGTCACCCAGCGAATGGTGGTCTAGTGAAGGTGACTACCAAGTCTGGTCGCAGCACAACTGCCACTCTTACACATTCCTTCTTGAAGAGGACTGAGAAGGGTGTGGAGCCTGTCCTCGGGTCTGACCTGCGCACAGGGATGCGTGTGCCTATTGCAACAAAGGTGGAGCAAGTTCCTCACTCTCTTCTTACCGAGCACAAAGGCTACACTCTCGACAAAGCCTTTGGCTGGCTGTGTGGTATTTATCTGGCGGATGGGTCTTTCAATGGTAACATTGTGAAGATTTGCAAGATTCATCCTGTTGTTGAGACCGCCATACGCTCTCTAGGATCCAAATACGGCTGGACGATTTCTACACACCAATACGATGGTGAGTATGGCCCTTCAAAGGATACGAGGATTCACAGCAAAGAGCTCAAGGACTTCCTCCTTCACGAGTTCGGCACTGGCTCTTACGATAAGACTATTGGCCCTGTGACATACTCGGCCCCACGCGACTTTCAGCACGGGCTCCTCGGTGGCTACTTTGACGGTGATGGGAATGTCAATGCAGATCGCCACCAGATTCGTGCTGGTAGCCGCAGCAAGGTACTCATTCGCCATGTGAATCGCTTATTGTCCTACTGCGGCTTCTTTGGTGTCATAAGCGAGGAACAATCTGTCCGAATCCCTGGGAAGATTATGTACACCGTGAACATTCTAAAGAAGTATGCCGCCCTCTTCAAGGAGCGTATTGGGTTCAAGTTGGAGGAGAAGGCGATAGCCCTAGACAGTATCATCGCCTACATGGAGCGCGACGGCAAGCACGATACGAAAGAGTTGTACGACAAGATTCCTGCTGTAGGTGAACTGATTGCTGCAACTGGGAAGGCGTTGGACCTTCCAGGCCAATCCCGCAACTATGGGCGCTGGACAAAGAAGGAGAGCGTGGGGCGACAGACACTCATTAACTATATCGATGTGTTTGACGCTGCAGCAGAAGGAATGAAAACGGCCCCCAATGGTATTATCAAGCAGAATATTGCGGCTCTTAAATCTGCTGCATACTCTGATGTAGTGTGGGATGAGATCACATCACTCGAGTATCTGGATGATCCAAAGGAGTTCGTCTATGACTTCACGGTCCCTGGAAACGATTCATTCATGGTTGATGACGCTATTATAGTCCATAACACATTAAATACATTTCATCTAGCTGGGGTGGCCGCTAAGTCAAATGTGACGCGAGGTGTGCCCCGTCTCAAGGAGCTCCTGAAAGTCACGCAGAATCCCAAGGCGATTTCACTCACAGTTACTTTGAAGCCCGAGATCCGTGATTCCAAGGAGAAGGCGAGGAAGGTGGCGCAGGATCTGGAGCTCACGCTCCTGAAGGACATTACCGTGAAGGCGGCAATCTACTATGACCCGAATGACACCGAGTCCGTGCTCGACGAGGATCGCGACCTGATCAAGTTCTACAATGTCTTCTTGAAGCAGGAGGATCCCGCCGAGAATGAGGCACCCTGGAGTCGTCTGATGCTCCGCCTCGAGCTGGATCGTGAGCGCATGTTTATGAAGAATATCAGCATGGACGATATTGCCTTTGTGCTGAGGCAGAAGTTCGGCTCCGCTATCAACCTCGTATACAGTGACTACAACTCCCAGAGGCTGATCATGAGGATCCGCATTCCTCCTGAGATGAACTCGGGCATGGATGATCTGCTGGCACTCAAGAAGCTCCAGAACCGGCTTCTGACTGGCATTGTCATTCGCGGAGTGCCTGGGATCAAGGCTGTGAACTTCCGCCAGGACAAGGACACGATGGAGTTTAACGCTGAGGAGACCGTGTACAAGCAGGTGACACAGTATGTGCTCGACACGGATGGTACGAACTTCCTGGCGGTGATGAATCACCCCTATGTTGACGGGACGAAGCTCACCAGCAGTCACGTCCATGACATTTACGAGAATCTGGGCATTGAGGCCACACGGTCCACGCTCATTCAGGAGATTACTACGCTCTTTGAGGAGGCGGGGGTGAACTGTCGGCATCTGGGGCTTCTGTGCGACGTGATGACGCGTGCCGGTCGCCTGATGTCAGTCGACAGATACGGTATCAACAAGATGGATATCGGCCCTCTTGCAAAGGCGTCGTTTGAGGAGACGGAGAAGATTCTCTTACGCGCGGCCCTGTTTGGTGAGATGGATCCCGTGACGGGTATTTCCGCCAACATCATGATGGGGCAGCCGATTCGTGGTGGCACGGGATTCTTCGAAGTCCTCTTTGATGAATCCGCCTTCATGCGCCTACAGGAGGGGATGACACCTCTGGAGGGCTTTGACGAGGAGATGGAGGGTCCTACACAGGACGAAATCAATGCGGAGCTGCATGAGGAGGATGACATGTGCTCGACTGCCCGTCTGCGGATGAACGTGGCGATGCCACAGAAGGCTGTTCTGATGGATGAGCCAGACGTGGAGATCACCATTGTGGGAGGCGAGGAGTAATAGGGTTAAGGTCTAAGGCCTAGCCCTCATATTATTGTATGAAGAACGCAACACCGACTAAGCCACCCTGGTTATCTCCACAGTGGCAGCGCCGAATCGTCACAGATCTCCCAGAGATCATCTATGGATCCTGGTCCATTGCACAGCCCGATGACCTCCAACGGGCCAAACACCGTATCTCTTTTTTAGAGTCGAGTAATCGCTGGGAACTCGTGAAAAAGATGGTGAACCCCTACGAAATGGTATACACCCATGAGGACCCCCATTTCCACCCCTCTATTGCTGTAATAAAGCCACTCAGCCGATCCTATTTCAAGCTGATTGAAATGCTCGATGTGATGAAGTTTTTCGAGGGCCTTCCGAAACAGACACCGAAGATTCGAAGCGCCCATGTTGCCGAGGGGCCAGGTGGATTCATACAGGCACTGACGACTCTGGCCGAGCGGAATAAGAAGATCCTACAGACAGCAACGGCGATGACGCTGAAGCCCACGGATCAGCGCGTTCCTGGATGGCGGCGGGCGTCATCATTCCTACATCATCACCAAGAAGTCCGTCTCCATTATGGAGCGGATGGAACTGGGAATCTCTATGAGCAGGCGAATCAGGATTCATTTGTAGAAGCCACGAGTCCAGGCGTACATCTTTTCACGGCCGACGGAGGCTTCGACTTCAGTATCAACTATGATATCCAGGAGCAGCGTATTTACAACTTGCTCGTTTGTTCTGCAACAGTGGGCCTTCGCTGCCTACATCAAGATGGCGCCTTCATCCTGAAACTCTTCGACACGTTCTCGGATTCCACGAAGATTCTGGTGAGTTTGATGGGCCGCTGTTTTCGCGAATGGACACTGTATAAGCCGGCCTTATCGCGCCCATGTAACTCGGAGCGCTATTTCATGGGTCGTGGATTCATGGGGCTCTCACCGGCAGTCCTGAAAACCCTACAGGAAATCCAGTCCAATGCGCAGCTCGACATCTATCCGACGAATCTTGTGACGGGGCCCGAGGCGGCCTACATGGATGAGCACGTGAAGGCAAATACGAGTGAGCAGCTAAAAGCTATCTCGCTCGCAGAAGCATACGCCTCTCGGCCTGAGGCGTGGTATGAAGGGCAACTCGCCCATGATTTCCAAACGAGTCTGAGCTGGTGTCAGAGATTCCACGTCCCTTTCACTATGATACGACCTATTGCGGTCTGTCCGGTTTTATATACTTCTGCGCTAACTTTTTCCCCACAATCACAGTTGCCTGATGATGATTCAGGGTGCCCTGGCCCATGCGCTCAAGCATTGTCAACATTGTCTGTAGAGTTCCCTGGTCGAACTCATGTGATATTGCAGAATCAAAAAGGTGGGGATAGTCACGAGCAAACTCGGGTAGCTTCTCTTTGATCTCATCAGGGTCTAAGCCTTGCTCCCGGAATTCCTGGGCACGGTGTACCATTGCCCGCACATAAGTAGCACGTTCAGTGGCAGGAAAGTCAAGAGAACGCGCTTGTGCATCACGGATTGAATCTTCAATCGAGGGTCCGGTATCACGAGGAGGGCCAGAGCGGTTGCCGGATACGGGCATTTATAGAGCCGCCGTATTTTATACTCTGCTTTTTACGTGTGTCGTCGTTAGAATGAATACGATTGAGGATATGCGTAAGCTTTTCAATGAATTCAAGATGCCATATTTGACGGAACATGATCCGGTGAATGCCAATACGAATGACAACATCCAGAATGTGTCAGATGGCGTACAAGACGCTCGCGATCACATTAACGAGGTGTATTTGATTGTGAAGCAGCTTATTGAGTCAAATGGTGCAATGCCTGAGGACCCAAAGAATAGGGCCGTGTATCGTGTTTTCGAGGAGAAGGGGATCTTTTCGGATTTGAAGGCAAATCCTGAGCTGAAGAGCGAGATGCTATACTACGCGAAGCTGGATTTAGACACATATCCTTTTACAATAAATCCGAAGCACATCAATACGCTTGTTAAAAATCAGGTACAGCCTTCAATGAAGATAGTAGGCAATAGGGCCAATAACAATGCAACTTCTATATAGTATGGCTCCTGCGTCAACACGTAGAAAGACCCGGCAACTATTGAGTAAAATACCAGGGTTCAGATCAATATCGCGTAAGATTTGTCCTCCCGGTCAAGTTCTCCGCAAATCCTATACACGCCATTATACTAGCGCTGTGCGGCGTAAGGGATTCACTGTCAAAAGGAACTCTGGGAAGACCTATCGCGTGTATCCCAAGGACAAGAACATGCATGTGGAATCCCGATGTGTAAAGGATACGGCGCCTAACAAGAGTTCCAAGGTAGGCCTCTTTGGCCCTCTCCGAAAGGGCGAGCTGGCGATGTACGGATATTCTTTCCGTGCTCCCGAATCCCAGCGCCATGCAGCCCTCAGGAAGGCGGTGGATGAATATTCCCCTCTAGGCGTCTATAGGAAGTTGGATGCTGTTGCGAAACTTACAGTGCGTACGGCCCCGAGTGCCGCCAAGACTTTTGCGGCGGATAGGGAATGGGTTCGGGCGACCTTTGGGCCTCTCAAAGCCCAGTAGAAAAAATCACTCCTGAGAAGAATCGAATAATGAAGACATCCGTGATAATCGCAGGGCTGCTTCTTGTGTTGGTCGCAAATATCTTGGTGGTGTATTACACGCCCTATGGGTTCTCTGGTCATGAGGGCTTCAGGAATCACATGAATCACATGGGAAGCGGGCAACATAATCGCATGGGAAGCGGGCAAATGGATCACTTTCAGAATGCGTCTCAGGCCCAGAACATGACCAACAAGCCCATGAACATGATGTCTCAGCCCCAGAACATGGCTAGCTCCTCAGCAAACCAGGTCGAGGGATTCGAATCCTATTATCTGGAGAATGCTGGGGGCGCGAAGGAGCAGTATGCCCCTGTTGGCGCCTTTGACGGCGTGAAACTCACTACCGGCAACCATGTATCCGACTGGCGCTACACGGCCCCTAACGAGAAGCTGATGGGTCCCGAGTTTTCTCCCGACTCCGAGAACCTCTTCATGTTCAAGAATAACCAGTGCAAGCCCGAGTGCTGTGGAGCCAGTTTCAGCTGTGGGGGTGGATGTGTCTGCACCACTCCCCAGCAGCGCCAGTACATTGCTGGACGTGGTGGTAACCGCACGGGGCCGGAAGATTCAGCATAAATAAGTAGTATGACATCAATATGTATTGTAGGCGCAGGTGTAACAGGTCTTAGCATGTTACTTCTACTCCATGAAGCTGGATACGACTTATCGACGGTCTCCATCATTGATCCGCATTTCGACGGCGGCGATCTTGCCAGACGTTGGACAGCAGTACGATCGAACACGCCATGGTCGAAAACACTGAATGCCCTACGATCAACGTGCCCCAGTCTTCAGCTACCATCACTGGAAGGTACTAGCAAACTCGTCGACATTGCGCATCTCATTCGCGAACTTGCCACCCCATCCCTGAAACAGGTCACACAGATTCAGGGCTTCGTCACGCAAGTCAACTATATCTCCGACCAACAGATCTGGAACGTCCACTATGATACGCAAATCCTCTCGGTCAAGAAACTCATTCTTGCCCCAGGCGGAGAACCGAAAGCCTTCGATCTCCCGATGTCATCTATCCCTCTTGAGATTGCAATCGACAAGGCCCGCCTACAGCACTACGTGAAACCTGGCGACAAGGCACTCGTGTTTGGAACGCTCCATAGTGGTACGCTCGTCATTCGTAATCTCGCGGATGCAGGAGCCGATGTCACTGCATTCTATAGAAGTGCCAAACCCTTCTATTGGGATCGCGACGGGGCCTACGACGGTATTAAAGAGGAAGCCGCCCAGATTGCTGATGACATTGTTGCAGGAAGAATACCAGTGAAACTCGTATCATATACGGACACTCCCGCCGTGATTCGGGCCTCCAGCGGAGCAAAATGGGTGACGTATGCGATGGGTTTCCAGCCGCGCCTAGTCGATATACGTATAGACGGAACCCCGCGCTCACCTACAGAGTATAACGGGACCACGGGGAAAATGTATTATGGCGCCTGGGGGTTTGGCATTGCATACCCTAATCTCGCCCCGGATGGTATTCATAGGGATGTGAGTGTTGCAGCATTCTTGGAACATATGAAACGGCAGATACCCGAAATAGCTCAGACGTAATTTTCATACATGACTTTAGAGATGAACGCATCAACACCCCCCGCTCAAAATCCAGTTACTGGAGCAGTGAATGCAGTCGCTACTGCTGCAACAAATGCTGTGAATAGTTTGCTACCCTTTGGAAACGCATCTCCGAACAAGGGCACACAGCCCCCCAATGCAGCCGAGAATGCACCACTGAATAATATGTTCTCGGCCCGTTCAGCGAATATTCCTGCGAATAACTCTGTTGTGGGGGTCGAGGCGGCTCCTTCCACCTTTGGCAGTTTTTCCATGCCGTCCTTTTCATCTCCCTGGTTGATCCCACTCAGTCTCTTTCTCGTGTTCCTCGTTGGATTCATCTTAATACTGTATTATTTTGGGGATCAGATCAAGAAGGGATACGAATATTTGATCCAGTCTTTGCGTATGAAGATGGGAATGAGTACGCAACCAAGTGTGATTGCCCCTATCATTCCTATCCAGGGTACGGTTCACACGAATGTGACCGTGCCTCCTGTTGCGCCTCAGAATATAACACCTAAGGAAGCAGACGCCACACACAAAATCGTGAATAAGGTGCTCCCTAGCGGCTCTAACGAGGTCTTCAATATTTCTAAGAATGCATTTGAATACTATGATGCTGAACCCCTTTGTAGGGCGTTGGGTGCAGAGCTGGCTACCTATGAGCAGGTGAAGGATGCATGGAATAAGGGGGCCGATTGGTGCAACTATGGATGGGTGAAGGGTCAGATGGCCGTCTATCCTACCCAGGAAGATACATATAAGAAGCTCCAAGCTGGTCCTCCCGATCAACGGAACGCCTGTGGGACAACTGGCCTCAATGGGGGATACTTTGACAACCCAGATATGAAATATGGTGTGAACTGTTATGGCAAGAAGCCATCTCAGTCCGCCCATGATGAGATGAAACTAATGGAGGATGGCAAGACACCCTCCTCTCCCCACGAACTCGCTATTGATGCGAAGATCCGCAAATACAGGGGACAGGCAGATTATCTCTCAGTGAAGCCCTTTAATGATTCCAAGTGGTCGTATTCATAAATCACTTCCTATATCCGCCCCACTCATTTGAATCAGCAGCATCTCTCAAGTATATATCTTTACCGTTATGTTCAGATATATTCTCATCATCTTCTTCGAGCCCCAGAAGGTCATTTACCGTCCTTGTATGGACAGAATACTCGATTGAAATCTGAGTCCAGACATACGACTCGATTTCATGCTGCCGATCAACGTCCTCAACATCACACCACGCGGCCCACTTCTCCCAGAAGTGCTCCCAGTTCACGATATATTTGTAGTAGTTTCGATACTCGTGCTCATATTCGAACTCGTCACGCACTCCGAACCGCCATTCGTCGAAGCGCTTACCGGCGTTTGTATAAAGTCCGGTGGCGATGCGTGATCCGAGGAGTTTGGGGGCACTCAGGACATAGTTGTGTTTCTCTATGAAGGGTATGAGGCCCTCCTCGACGAATCGCGTAAGTGCTACGCGTCGAGGAACGAGCTCATTATATTTCCAAACCACCTTCTCGTTGAGCCATTTTTTCCAGGCGATATCTTCCATGTATCTGTTTCTCAGTTACATAGATATGTGGGAGAGGCTTTATGTAGAGCGATGTGCTGAACTTAATCACCCTATAGGGTGATTAACTTGTGCCTACATCGCTACCGCTGGGATGTGCTGAACTTAATCACCCTATAGGGTGATTAACTTGTGCCTACATCGCCACCGAAACACTAGCTGGTTGATCTCGACCTCACTCTCGACCCTTGCCGCTTTAAACAGGGTGTCACCGTCGTTTCACGATTCTCTCGAATGAATTTGAGAATATCAGCCGTTTCATCCTTGCTGCCCGGCTTTTTAGCATAATACCGATGAAGGAGTGAATCCAGGCTCGTAAAAGTTAGCGGAGCAGTGTGTTTGTCTTCCGATACGATGAGGCGCCCGTCCCCGATCTGTATGACTGGATCCACGATATTGCTCGTCTTCAAGGAATCGAGGATCTGGGTTTCATATGTCGTTCGCATGTCGCGCGCCGCCTTTGCCTGCTTGTTCAGCGTAGTGATGGTATTGTCATAATGAACCCAATATCGGACCAGATTTCCAATCTGCTGTACGGGGGACTGCTCACTCATTCTACTCCGGGTGTAATACTTCTATAGGGGTTGTTACGACGCCCCCAAGGGGTCATTGACTCGAGCGCATCACTGATGTAAACAGTAGTGAAGCAGGCATCAGTTAATGACCCCCGAAGGGGGTTATTGACTCGAGCGCATCACTGTCCGCATCTGAAAGACGATGATACCGAGCGTCAAAAGCACGACGACAAGTAGCAAAATGAAAAAGACACAGGTCAAGATGATGTAAGGAAACACCCGCTTCATTATATGATCCAGTAAGGGGTCTACAATCTCAGATTGAATCTTCGAACGAATATCATCTCGGACTACGTAATCCAGTACTTTTTGCATCAACGCCCCGGGCTTCGTCATTTCCTATCCTATGATTCCCATATACTATAGCAAAGGTATCCGCATATGAGCTTTCAGGTATTAGCTCCCCATTTCGATCCAGAGAAGAAGAACTACATTTTCAAATTCAAGAACCCACCCAAGATCGAAGAAGTAACTACAAATCCGACGAAGCTTTCCATCACAGAAGAGGAGCTTACAGAGGTTTTCATACGTGATTTCCTCACACAAGCGTCAAAGTACTTCTCAAAGCCCCTCGATACGGAACTCTTCTATAAGCGCGTGGTCTATAACTGGGTAACGGAGGATCTGGAACTTACGGTTACGGGGGAGGAATCCTTCCGAGCAACATGGGTTCCGGCGACCATCGTCTTCTATACCAGCCGTTACGAACTCACTTTCAATCTTCTAGAACTCGAGCCAATTGTCCAATCCATTCCTCCCGGTTTTCTGGATGGGCTAGGAGTTCCAGGCGAGGTGGTGCCACTCATCCCCGTGGAAACAGAACTTCCGGAACTCCCTATCACGGAAATAGCGATCCCATTCGGCGAGATGTCCGCAGACGAAAAGGAGAAACGGGAGACCGCAAGGAAGAAGATCCGACAGGCCCGGCTTCGTGCATCCTTGGCACGACTCAGGGCCGAGAAACTGGCCGATCGTTACTTGAGCCGCTATGGGAATTTTGATATGGATGGTTCTGGATCCGAGTTGACCTCGGAAGAAGAAAGCTGAAACCGGAAAAATATACGCTTGCGCTAATACAGAAGCAAATATGGCAGGTACCTCTGGAAGTATGAAAGCTTTGGGCGCCCTGGCTGTGTTAGCCACTGTTGTTATCGCGCTGTCTTATATGCAGCCTAGTCTATTTTCACGTAATGAGGGGTTCCAGGCAACTCTTTCTGCGGCCTCCAACTATTCCGCCCAGGCCGGTGGGAATGCAGTGTCTGGGTCCGTTCGTGAGCATGCCGTGACGCACGCCCCTGAGGTCGCCCCGACACCCTCTTCTGGCCCCGCGAACTTTGGGAGTGCCGAGCAGCCTGCTGGGTGCTACCCTCGCGACCAGCTGACTCCCTCCGAGCTGCTGCCCAAGGACGCTAACTCCGTCTGGGCCCAGCAGAACCCCATGGGAACTGGGTCATTGAAGGGCAAGAACTTCCTCTCCGCTGGTGCCCTGATCGGTGTGAACACAGTGGGACAGAGCTTGAGGAATGCCAACTACCAACTCCGGTCTGAGCCCCCTAACCCCCAGGTGCCCGTGACTGTGTTCAATGTGCCTACTATCGAGCCCGACGTCAACCGTCGCTCCCTGGAGATTGCGTAAAATGCTTAGAACTTTAGAATAAAGATATGTTGTAAACAAATACAAGATATCTTTATATATTAGAATGGCAAGGAGAGGTACGAGGAAGGCTGGCTTGCGCAGGCTTGTTAATGGTGTTGGGCGAACGGCGAGTAGTGTTGGACGCTATGTGCGCAATGTTGGAAGGGGTGTGTTTAAGGCAGCACGGAATGTCTCACGCAAGACTCGGCGCATGCTAAGGTCTAAGCGCTCTTAAAAGATGATTTAAACTGAAACGTAAGATTTCTCAAAGAGGATTCTTAGGTCTTATAAATAGATGGGAGACTTAACAGGGACTCTCTCGTACGCTCTATCATATGTAGGACTGAAAAACTCGGATTACCCTATTGTGAAAGTGAAAAGTAGCGTCGACGGACAGACTTATTCGGTCCGTGACATGCCAGATAAACAGGCGGCGGCTGATATTATGGCAAAGGTGCGCATCAAGATGAACAAGTTGAAACTCCACCTTGAATCGAGTTTCCCCGACAAGCCACAAGTCAAACAACTGACTCGGAATTTCGAGGCGTCTCCTTCGAGGCTCTATGAAGCTACTCCTGAAGCGGAACACACCAGTTATAGCGTGAATAAGGGCGAATCGGTGCATTTCTGTCTTCGCGAGCGCGAGGGAGGGAACGAGGCACTCGTGCATGAGGATATCGTCACCTTTGTGGCGATTCATGAAATGGGACACATGATTACGAAGACGGTGGGGCATGGGCCGGATTTCTGGAATAACTTTGCATGGCTCCTACAGGAAGCTGAACGTGTTGGAATATATCAGCACCGTGATTTCCGTGCACATCCGGTTTCCTATTGTGGTATGAAGATAACGGATCAGCCGACGTATGATGCTAGCAAGGATGGAACAGACTTCAGCAAGGGCTAAGAACAGCAATGACTCCAAAGTTCATCCCGTATTTTACGGAATAAACTTTGGCAATCGACTTTAGAGATGGCGGCAGAAGATCAAGGACTCAAAGAAATACCAGAATTCCTCCGAGAGTTCTTAAATCCGTCTACACTCGGAAGTTTCAGAGACTCCATGCCGTCCGGCGAGTTGACTGTTATGCTTCACACAGCTCCTGATGTAGCGCCATCACCCATTACTCTAAAGAATATGTTCCCATTCATGACCCTACAGGATATAAAAATAGCCCTCTATATTGAACTCAAAAAAGACGGCGCGGCCATACCAGAATTCGTCTATCTCTGTGTACACGGGAGCGAGCCAGGAAAGACCTTTATTGGTGGTAAAACAGTACCAGTTGACTACACATGGTATTTACCAGGGATGCCAAAGGGTCTAAGTTTTATGAATCAGTTACCCTTTCAACTTGCAGAAGGTAAGAAGGCGCCTGATGATCGCTTCGTCGACTCCAATGGCGAAAGGAAGATAATAAGTCTGGTAAATCGCGAGCGTATTACCATAGAAGACGCCTTCTTCAAACTGAAGATAGCGAAGGGAATCCCAGAGTTTCATGCCTATCTCTACAGGGATGTACTCGCCGCGATTCCAGGTGCAAAACCACCCAGTGAAAGGGCCTGGAATGGCGTGCTATATTCCTTCTTTCCTTATTTGCCTGTGAGGACGATGGAGGCGACGGCAGATCAGAAGGCGAAGGCCCAGCGTTTGGCGAAAGTGTTTTCACGGCGGCAGCAGTTTCTCATGCGGCTCCAGTCGCTGCTGGATGAGGATGTGCCCCTCGTGCAGCTCCGCCTCGGCAGAATAAAGTTTCTACGGCTTGTGTGGGCCAAGAAGAAGGGGATTCCAGGAATCGAGTCACTTTTCTATGAAGCGCCTGTGACGGAACGACGCCCCTTCATGCGCCTAATACCACTCGAGGGATCTGGAATCAGTAAGGTATTTTTCACCGAGGATAAGGTGCCAGATATTCAGGACCCTAAACTCCTTATTACGTGGTCGCAGGAGCGCAATCCTACGCCAGAACAGGATTATGGATTTGCGAAGATTCTTCTTCGTAGGGGGCTATCAAATCAACCCCCCATTTACGGGACTCTGCGTCTTTTCAATGATGGTTCCGCGGATTGTATTGTGGAGCCGCCGAGAGGTGTAAAGAATCTTGAACCGAGAACTGACCTTCAGGGTTTCGGGGAACATCTGGTAGAAGGACTCAAGGAACTCCCCTACATTGATTCGCGCCCAGATATTGGAAATGCGGCCATGGTCCTAGGATTGAAGCTGAAAAAGGAGCAGCCGGCCATCACAATCCGTTCGTTGCGCGAGCGGCTCCCCGTGTTTACATCTTTTTTCCAGGAAATAGCCCCTCTTCCTGGGGAAAAGCCGCTCATTATGCTCCGTTTCAAGATGGTGAGTAACTTTGCCACGGAGGATCGTATCCAGACATTTATCACCCAGGTCATGAACCGAAAGGCGCTGAGGGGCGAAGGAATCACGGCGGATCTGGTGGAACTCGTGGCGGATGAGTTTCAACTCGATGTCTCGGATGCACGGAAACAAGTGGCAATGAAGTTACAGGCGCAGGGAGAGATCGCCATCGTGAATCCTGAGACGAAGGATTACATGCTCCAAAATAATCCTGGCATCGACGTTGCTATTATGGCACAGCACCCCTTCTATACATTCCATTTGTATCGCGTGGATTCTCTGGAGAATCTACAGCGCGTAGTGACAGCGCTTTCCTTGATGATCAGTGCAGACGTAGAGGATTTGCAGGTGGGGAAAAAGGCTGCACAGGAGCTAGTTCTTGAGGCGCCTAAGGTCGAGGCTAACGAGGCCAACGAGGCAAACACGGGCACAGAAGTCGGTTCAGAAGAACTTGCGGATTATGGTGATCTTGATCTATTTGCGATGGATGATCTGCAGGGCGAAATGACGTTAGAGGAGGCCCATGCCGCCGAGCGCTTGGCCGCAGAACAAGGGACACCCTATGTGGAACCTCTTGGAGAACGACCTGCCAGCCCAGTTATAGCCCCCATTGCTGCGCCTGTAGAGACCTTACGCCGCAAAATCGCCGGTGCTCCCAGCCCCAAAGAGGATTTGGAGGGGAGCGATGTCGAGGAGCCTGCTGGCAAGATCAGTATAGCGAACTTCTTCATTAATAAACTGAAGGAGGCCGATCGCCGCCTCTTCGACTATACGAAGAAATCAAACAGTTCCGTGAAGCGTTATGTAAGTAAGTGTCAGCCGACTCATGGGAGACAACCGGCCGTCTTATCCGAATCCCAGTTCCAGCGAATGGTCGAGGAATATGCCGCCGATTCCGTCTACTTTCAGATATTCCCCCTACAACCTGGTGATCCCGTGAAGCCTCCTGGCGTGGCGGAGCGTGATTATTATACGGTTCTTCGCTATGGCACGACGCCCCAGAACCAGAACTATTATATCTGTTGCCGATTCTTCTGTACAAAGGATGAAATCATGATCCGCGAAGTCGACCTCAAGTCGACTGTGATGCGCCAGCCGGCAGGTCAGCCGAAAAAGCCTGGCGAGTGCCCCTTCTGTAAGGGGACCGTCATCGAGAATCGCAAAACTCCAACAGCGGGTCAAACCATCCTGGAGAGAATGGTGAAGCCGAAATCAACTGGGCGGCATCTTTTCATTAACTTTCTGAAAGGCACGCCACATCCTGAAGGATTCTATCTCCCCTGTTGTTTTATTGAAGAGTCCCCTATCAAATTCTCCGATCAAGCCTTTGAAAAATATAGAGAATGGAGCAAGTCCACTGTTATAACGCAGGCCCCAGAACTAGAGCATGAATCTGAATCAGAGTCGGAATCGGAAGAGACTCGACATGTTATGCCGATTTTAGACTATAATGTAATGCTAAATACGGTCACAAAAAAGTACATTATCGGCTCGGAGAAAATGCCGCTGGAAGTGAGTGCCCCTATGGGGAAGGGAAAAGGGGAAGCACAAGTCGGCCTTCTTCCATCCGTACTCGACGCCTATTTTGACCAAGACCCTACGCAACTCGTAAGTCGCACGTTCAATCCCCAGAAAATCAAGGAAGGGGGTACGGGCTTTCTGCGTATTGGTGTCGAGAATCGTACGCGCTACAAAAATGACAGTTTTCTCGCGGCGATTGCCCCCTACTATAACTTGAATACATCCGAACAAATGAAGAAACTCTTGCTTGATAAAATCACTCCACGCGTATTTTTGTCTCTGAACTATGGGAATCTTGCAATCGAGTTCTATGATCCTGCAGACTCAGTTGTGAAGCGGCCAACCGAGGAGGAACTTTCTAGCTGGGCATCTGATGAACTAGATATTGATCTGCATGAGGAGAACCAGGAGGCACTCATGCGGGCATATATGAGCCATACAAGCTTTCAGGCGTGGCTAAAATCGGATAAGACTAAGAAGGAATTCAGACATTTTAGTCTTGCACTTTCCCAGTCGAATCTCATCCGACGAACAGCAATCGGCCCTGGCACTACCTTCATCGTTCTGGATATTTTAAAGAGTGGGGAACTCTCGGTGCGATGTCCGCCGTTCGGTTACAATGCGGAAATCATGTCTGGAAATGACGTGGCCTTTATTCTTCATCATTGGGCTGGAATCTGGGAGCCCATTTTCTATGTCGATAATCGCACGGTAGAACAACGCGGAATAGACATATTTGATTTGAAATTCCAGATAAATAATACGGCGAGGTGGCCCCCTATTGTACGACAGAGAGTACAGGAATATATGACACAGTGCAACTCGAATGGACGGGCGGCCTTTACATCACAAAGTAAGATTAATACTATGGCTATGATTCCTGCGAGCATTGTCGAAAAGGTTATGCGAAAGGATAAGAATCTCTCACTTGACGCGGTTGTTCGCGACTCCTACAATCACCTGGTAGCACTCCTCTATAGGGAAAAGGAGAGGCCTGGGCCAGGTTACATTCCCGTACCGGTGGTGGATGATGGGCAACTTTTCATACGGCAGAAACTCTTCATGGATTGGGATGATCCTGAGTTTAAACGAGCACCGGCTGATCAGATACTCGAGTTCTATAAAAAATATATTGAAGCCCGATTCGCCTTCTACCCAGGCTTCTCACCACTTCGTATAGTAAAAGGGAAACGCTCAGGCGCTATAGAGGCAATCCAGCTCCGAAATGGTCTCTATGTTCCCGCTGGACCTGGCGAGACTGCACTGCCTTCCGTGACAGTGGATCAAATGGAGTGGAGCCTGAATCATGAAATCTGTCTGGAAGAAAAGGGTGTGGAAGTACCTGGTGAAAAGGCGCGTATGAAGGCGGTAGAGTTCCAGGAGATTTTTGAACATCTGCGCCTGACATTTTCAAACTGGCTGGCCTCGAAAGAGGATGGAGGAGAGTTTCGCGGAGTTCTTGAGGATGTGATCTTTTCGAGAAAGTTACCCCTCTATGAAAAGAGGAAGAGGCTCGAGATTCTCTTGGCACATGAAATCGAGGACTGGATAACCACGGATTTCAACTCTGAGGATAAGAAGCGCGCGCATGAGACGTCTCTCCTGCGTGTAGATTGTAGGATTCGTGGACAAGGGGTCTGCGGCGGTAGGTGCGTTTGGAAGAAAAAGGGCGAGGAAGAGAAATGCCTCCTCCACGTGCCAAAGGAGACGGAGCTGGGGGAGAGCGATAAGAAAGTCTCCGCACCTCGCGTACTCCTGCTTCGCCTCATTGAAGAGCTCCTGCGCTATGGAGAACGCCGCAGACAGTTGCTCGAACAAGATGTGAGCAGGCTGGGTAGTCTAGAAAAGCCCGTGACGATAGATGGAAACCAGCGTATTTATCCTGAAAAGTCTCCCGAGTGGTATGAACTTTTGCGCCTGGAATGGGCCGATATAAGGGATGAGGAACCAATCTTCTACGAGGAAATGTCACGTGATGCAGAGCCGGCACAGGCACTTGCAGAACAAGAGGAAGCCACTACTCTCCCACCGAGCTTGGAACTAATCTTGAACGGAGGGCCAGAACAGGATTCTAAGACTGGTGCTCTTCGTATATTCCGCGCACCTTTTGAAAGTTTACTAGTTCCTCTTGGCATAACGCCCACGCAACTCTCTATAGGGGATGATACCACAGCCCTTACAGATCAGATGATTATTGATATAGTGAAAGGCAAATACGTGCCTGTCGTCCAGATTAATATAGCAGTCGACCCGCCTACCGTTATAGCAAAACAGCCTACCCGCCCGACATCTTCTGGAATCCCTGTCTTTGTAATAACCAACGATGGACCGGCACTTCTACTGCGATCTCCCACAGATCCACAACTCCTGAAAAAAGACGATATGCCCAAGGGACTCCTGAATATTTTGATGGGGGCGAAGAAGATTCTAGGACTCAAGCCGCCAGCCTAGTCGAGGAAGCCATAGTTGCCTGTGGATGTTCCAGGGGCCTTTGTCTTATCAAAAGACACGTTCTTGCCTCTACCTTCCTTCACGGCACGAAGACGCGCGGCAATCATATCGTTGACCTCCTTCTCCAGCCGCTTCAGCTTGAACTGCTGGTAGTTGTCGTTATCAGGGTGAAAGATCATAATGTACATATCACTGATTTTCAGACCATAGAAGGTCTCTAAGAACCAGCGATACACGTTCAGCTGTAGGGTGTAGTGCCAATAGTTGGAATCTGGCAAATGCGAGACAGGCCCGAACCCTGTCCCGAAATCGTTCTCCATCTTGATCTCCTTGGACCGCTTCCAATCGTAGATCACGTAGGAGTCGTCGGATTTGCGGTAGAAGATCATGTCAATGGAGCCGGCCAGCTTGTGCTCCTCACTCCAGACTTCCCACTCACTTCTGTAGGGCACTAAATCCTCTTTTGCCTCATTCCAGAAATTCATGAAATAGCGCCACTCGGGCGTCTGCAGCACGCCCGGTTCAATGAGTTCGGGATGGCCGTGTAGGAACTGCTCAATCGACAAGTGCATGGCCGTACCGGCACCACTCGCCGCCGCCCCGTTATCATTCCACTCCTTCTGAATCTGGTCTGCCGTCTTCCCGTAGTATTTGCTCTGAGGCCACTTGGGTGATGACATCATCTTCGCAATGATGGCCTTCGCGTCGAAATGGGGGAAGAACTCGTGCAGGAACTTTGTACAGGAAATGATGCCTCTGGAGCTTCCATTCACAGTATAGACGTGAGTGGGCTCGTCGAACTGGATACCGTCATCACGCGGATGTTTGTTCTTGAAACTCAACTCTTGCCAGGGCTGGGGCATCTCCTATAGGGTATGGGCCACCGTTTAGGCGCGTTTAATTTTACGCCTGATATTTCTTTTGCAGAAGAAATGTCTCGCGTTGCATATGTTATTGTAATAAACGACCCCGTGGAGGAGATTGGTCAGGGGATTCCTGATATGCCCGAGGTCCCACGCGTCCTCTATAACTCCATTGTCTATACTTCCTATCTTGATGCAAAAAAGGGTTTGATGGAGACCATTGGAAAGTTTGAGAGATTCATTCCTGTGGCGTACGGTGAGGCATATCCGTATGAGCACACCACATTCGAAAGAGAGATTACAGAGAAGGATTATGCCCGTGCAGGATGGGTTGTTGTTGAGGAGGATGAGAGTCAAGTACGCATCCCGATAGGGCTCCACAAGGTGTTTATTCAGGATAACCAGCAAGCTTCATAATAATCTTCCCGATTCTGTTTTCACCGTCAATGTGTCCTGTGGCTCTGTCGCGCTTTCCACCGAGGTTCGTGCTGGACCCAGGTGTATAGTAGAGTAGATATTTTCCTTGGTTACGCGCTGCCTCAACCGTTTTGCGGAAGCGCTTGTCCAATGTCCACCGCTGTTTGAGGGCCTCCTGTAACACCTTGTCCTTCACTGTGGCCCATTTGGCCTCATCAACTAGGGCGCGGTGCTTCTTCATAGCAACACCGCCCATTGCCACTTTCACTGCCGCTAGTTCTGTCTTGAGGAGTTCATGGTCCTCCTCCTCTGTGAGCTGTTTCGTGCCACCGTTCGTCATGCCCAGACGATCATTGAGGAACCGCTGGTGAATGGTGCCCTCGCGACTGAAGATGGTGTTGGCGAGTTCAGGCTTCTCAGTGGCAAGTTTGGCACGCATCCCCGCGATGTAGTGCTCTATAGTGGGATATTGCACATCGCCATCCTTGATTGGAAAGGGGGCCGAAGGAGCGAGCCAACGGACTGCACCCTTGTCCTCGATCCCCAGCACGTCCTTTGATGTTGCGGCGTCGGTGTAGAACTGGATGATTTCGCCAAGAGCATATGATTTCTTGGCGACGGCCGCTGGGCCAGGCTCGACTGCAACTGTACGGGTGACGTCTTGGGGCTGGGCTTCTTTGGCAGCTGCTGCAGCTTCTTTGGTCGAAGCAGCAGCTTCTTGTCCAGCTGTACCTGTAGCTTGTATGGCATTCGCCGCCTCTGCAACTGCATTCACTTTCGCACGCATTGCCGCGCTACGCCCCATAAGAGGCGCAACAGTTTTGGGGATCTGAGTGCTTACAGGGACCGCAGTAGCATTGCTTACCACCTCCGCCGTCGCCAGAGTCTCCTGCCGCTTCCTCTTGAACACGAACCACCGATTCAGGAAGGAGAACTCCTTCACCGGCCCAATCATGTTATAGGTCGTCCCCTTCTTCTTGGCCATCTCCCATGAGACATCAAAGGTGGCCGTCGAGTTTACCATACCCAGTTCCTTCAGCTCATCCGCGGCCAAGAGTTCACAACCAATCAGCCGCATCTTCTCCTCCAGCAAGTTGAACGGAACCAGATACTCGCGATGTGGCATTCCTATAGAGATGAAGCTGGCATCAATGCCCAGCCCGAATCCTCCATCCCCTTCAGGCATTTCCTCGACATCGTACTGTTTCGTAATCTCCCACAGAGTCGTACCCTTATCAGTCCCCACCTTTGACTTCCCCTTGGGTACACCCTCCAGCAGTTCAAACACTTTCTGGCCGTCAAAGCAGCAGCCGATGAAATAGCCGCCAACTTTCAAGGTCTGCGACAGATTCTCCAGGAATCCATTGAGTTTTCCAGGCGTCTCGAAGAAGTAGTGAATGGCAAACATACAGCTTATACAGTCCGCGCCCATCTTCAGCTTCGAGGCCCCATACTCCTCCACATACGCCGGTACAGACCCGAGAGGCTTCACTTTCCCAAACACGGATCGTAGAATGTCCTTCTCCTGGTCGTTATTCCCCGCCGCCCCATCCACCAATGGCTTTGTTGCATCGGCAATCGCAAACACCATAGGGGGTACGGAATCGAGGCCTCCTCGCTCCACCGCCAGATTCATGTAGCGTGTATAGGCACTGTCATTCGAGTCCATGATGTTCTTCGCGGCATAGTCGAATCCCATAACGAACTCGACGCCGGCGCGCATCCAGTTGTGCATATCACCAGCGACCCCACAGGCCGTGTCCATGAGATACTTGCCACCTGAGAGCCCCATCTTATAGAGGATCTCTCCACGAATGTAGCGCCCGTGGAATTTCTTCATCCCCTCCACAATCGCCTCGTTGATAATGGGCTCCTCGCGATCAAAGTACTTGCGCGCAGGAGCGGATGCATCACGCATTATTGCTGTCATTTCCTCGGCAGTCGGCTCCTCCATACCCGTCTTGATCATGGAGGTCGTCACGGGATCGTGGATACTATTCCAGGCATCCTCGGCCACTGCCTCCGAGTTCAACGTCCTACTGAGTGTTCCGCGCTGGAGTCGCTCCGTCTTATCCATACGCACACGAAGAGGCTTCCACCGCCACCCAGGGGGCTGTGAGGAATCATAGGCCATCTCCACAATCGTCTTGTCCTGGATGGGTTCCTCCGTGTCAGCCGTCATCACATACTCCTCCCCAGTATCGGGATCCGTCTGGATAGGGAGACGGCAGATGGCGGCCATGGGATCTGGGAACTCCTTGGGCGTGAAGATCACAGGCTTGTACTCCTTCTTACGGGATCCATAGGGTGTGCGATCACGGCGGGGGAGATCGCGCCGATTCAAGATGATGTCACGGGCATTCTCCTTGTTGGAGCCGACGTACAGCCGCAGCGTCTTATAGTTCACCGTCTCACCGGAAGGACCGGCCTTGATGCCTGTGATAATCTTGTCCTGGTTCTTGGAACCAGTCAGCTTCTCCGTCACCACGAGAAAGTCGATGGTATTGTCCTCCACTGGCTTCCATTTCAGCTGCTCCCAGAAAGTGGCGGCGGCCTTTTCGGGAAGTGGGAGAGCATTGGGTGTGAAGATGAGCCCATCCGTGTAATAGGGTCGGGAAGCACTGAGCGCACGGGCGGCGAGACGGAAGATGCTGTCATTCCCGGCCTTTCCGAAGAGAAACTCCTTTGCAGAAATGAGGAGTTTCGTGGCGGGGCTGAGACCGGTCGTCATGACCTTGGGGCCGGCATCCTTGTTCCAAGTGGCGACCCAGGCGTTGAGTTGGTAATAGCGGCTGTTCTCGGGTGGCGGGGCCACGGGAGGAGGCGCACCCTCTACAGGAGGAAGCGTAGCACCGGCCTCGAATGGGAACTGGCTCACATCGCGCTTGTCGGTGGCGTAGAAGATGTCAAAGGCGAGAAACTGCTGGAGGGGCTTGGGTGGCTCGTCCTTTGTCTGTGTGACCCATTCCCCGTCAATGAGTGAGAGGCGCAGGGCGGGATTCCGGAGGCCTGTGCGATAGACGTTCATGCCCATGTCGATGAGGTAGAGGTCGCCCTTCGAGTCGACGAAGCCCATACAGCGGAGACCGTCGGCCTTGTCGGTCACATTGTAGCCGTCGCGAATATTGGGCGTCTTGGGTGTGCGCTCCTTGACGAAGTTCTCCTTTCTGAGTGTGCGAAGAGCAGGACCGCGAAACATGTCGGTGTTGGTGAGCTCCTTGTAGGCTGCGAGGACCTTCTTGCGAGTCTCCTTGCGGATGAGGACAGTGTTCTTTTGGATTCCGCGAAGGACCTCTCCAATGCCGCGAATGAGACGCTTCATGGCGGACTCGGGCGTGTCATCGGGGAGATGCTGGAGCTCCACCTCGATCTCATAACTGGGGGGCTGCATCATGACATCTTGCTCGCGAAAGGAACGTTGCCATTTGTAGTCGCCGTTGCGGAGCTTCTGGGTGCTGCGGACGATGGACATGTCGATGCGGATACCCTCGGCGTGGAAGGCCCAGCGACGAATGATACGGAAGGCCTTGCGCTGCTGGGGCCAGGCTGCGAGCATCTTCTTGACAGAGGCGTCGTCCTGGGCCATGTCGCGCTCACGCCTGACCTTGATACGCGTATCGTAGTCCTCGAGATCAATCTGGGAATCGGCAGTGGCGCGGTCCTTGATCATCACCGTATAGGGCTTCCCGGCCATGACGTCATCCTTACAGTAGGCCTGGATCACGCCGAGGCTGCTGAGAGTGTAACGCACGTGTTCCGGGGTGATCACGGTCATGCGATCCTCTTGAGGAAGAGAGGCGTATCCCTTGGCTCGGAGGCGCTGGGCCACGGAGAGGAAGGTGGTGGAGTCGACTTCTCCCGTTGCACCGAAGGTGGCCTCCAGTTCGTACTCGGGATGCGTGATCCATTCTTCCACCTTCTTCTTAATGTTTTCGGCTTCTGCTGAAAAGAGTTCCATCAGGCCGAGTTCTAATACGTTGTATAGCTTTACCTTTGGGTATCCGGGAGGGCAATTTTAGGGGGTGGCTATCAAAAAAATAACAGGTTGCGTTGATAACTCAAGCTGTTATTATGGAAGTCTGTTACCAGGATGGTGCTCGGCCATATAATCTCTCATGTTCCTCATGCCCATACTCAAGTTACATCCTGGGCAAATAGGGCGAATATTTTCAACAGTTGCAGCCCCTCCTTTCGCTTCTGGGATTATGTGTCCAGCAATAAAGTCACTCTGTGTTATCCGAATAACACGGCAACATAAACATTTTGTTTCACCAATACTCTCACCTACATAGGTATACCAAGCCTGTGTTTTGACCGCGGCAGGCACCTTTTTCTTCTTGTAAGCTGGGTCGACTGGGGTTCGCTCGCAGATCATATCATCGACTATTGTCTTTATCAGTGGAAATGATAGACTCAACTCTGTTGAATGTGGCCCATTGTTGAGACTATTGTATTTAATAGCACTGTTCTCGCGACATTTTTGTACAAGTTTGTTTACAAACTCAGCATCCTCCAAGAACTTTCTTTGCTCTGTGGTACTCTTAAACCAGATGTATGCAAATGTTATTATGAAGGAGAGCTTCTTAAAATCTTTTGGAAGCTCATGTAGTGCAGAGTTACTGTCTAGGAAACGATGTAGCTTGGATGTACACTCTACATACTCTTCATCTGAGAGTTTGTAATCACCATCAGGTTTTTTAATATTCCCAAGCGATTTGATAGTGTTTTGTGCAGAGAACCCAATAGGCTTAGTTGCATCATGAAACACCAGCAGCATTCTATACAAGTCATACAGCCAGTTGTCCTTTCCAGACTTAAGTAGTGGGGAAATCCTATCTGCACAGCATGTTTCTAAACTGCGATTCACCACTAAGATGCAGAATGGATAGGACTCGTTTTTCAACCGATCACATTGATTTATAGGCCTGCCATTTTGCCACTTCAGAAATATCTCCTTGCGCTGATCAAGTGTAAGTTTAGTCTCAATCATTTGAGAGGCAATCTTATATTTATGAAACTTTCTCATTTCTTCTTCGGTCATATATCTGTAGGTTTTGACTACAGAGTTTTTGCGGGTCTTCTTTTTCTTCGCCTCGATATATGCGTCGATTCCCTCATTTTGTTTGTAGAAGACATTCTCTATCATGATCGTCCCATCATCAGATTCAATGCAGTTCTTCCATGCAAAGGTTGCCGATTTTTGTTCGATGTACTCTTTGATAGTGTTAAGCCGGTTCTGGCCATCAATGCACTCGTTTGTATCGCAACACATGTAGAGTAAGAATATGGGCATGGGGCAGCCACTCATGATTGTGTCAATCAGGTCTGATTTCTGTTGTTCTGACCAACAGAGATTTCGCTGGTAGGCAGGGCGAAGAGTAAGGTCGCGATTTTCCTTGAGATATGTATCGTAAAAGCTACGTATTGCAGAGTTAGTCGTACTTGGCTGAATATCAAAGTTAATGCGAGGACGAGATGACATTTTTGAGGTATTTTACCTATAAAGTTGCTCGGCAACTCAATTTTAGTGAGCTAAAACTTCCCGCTCCGCTAAAACTTCCCCAACGCCGCAATCGCCTCTGCACGTCCCAAGGCCGCCGCCCAATCCGCCTTTTTCGGCTTATCAAGCCTAGGGCCAACCCCAGTCCCCCGCTGCGCCATCTTGCTCTTAATCTCATCCAAAGTCCCCTCTGCCTCGGGCCAATCAATCTTCCATCCGTCACGCTCTCGCTCACACACCCACGCGGCGAGCCCAACTCCTACAGAAGTCTCGCCCTTTGCGTGAAGAACTGCACGAGAACCGGTCGTTCCACCCCAAATAGGTAACTCTGCTGACCAAGTCCGAGGATCCGCTGGAAAAAACCGGACCTTTTTGTTCGCCTCATCGACAGACACCTTTTGGTAGCCGAAGAGAGCACACATACCCGTATCGAGCTCATGTGTATCCATGGGTGGCGAGACAGCAGATGTCTGCTGTGCCGCTACTTGCTCGAGAATCTTCTTCCGATGCCATTTCACGCCCCGGAGTTCCGCCTCTGCCCGCTCCGTAATCTTCAGGATCATGTCTCGGAGGATTGTGCGCCGTACAGGAGGCGTGGCCCCACGAAATTCCGGATCCGTTTTCCAAAGATAGAGACTCACAGGCCCAGGTGGCTCGAGAGGTGTTGGTGACCATCCGCCTGGTAGGGTTGCTGGCGCCTCCTCTCCCTCTTGTGTGTCGGATACTACAGAAATCTCTATCGGAAACACTTTGCGCGCCCGATGGGGATTCTCTCCTGCCCATTGTTGTAGTTTGTGTAAAACGTCCATTCCTATATGTCATGTTGGGGAGGCTTTGAGTCCTTTGACCTTTCCTCCTAATCCCTTTAGACGTCGGGCCTTTCAGTCCCTCCTTAAAGCCTCCTGGGCCCGCCGCTCCTCCTCTTCCCGAAGAGCAAAGTCATTCCGGGTCTTGTGGCAAAACTCCATATATTTCTGGATCTCTGCAAAAACGTCCGCCGGAAGTTTACACAGATCAATAAAAACGCCGTTGCTATTTTCACTGTATTCGGCCTTGGCCTTTTTCAGAATCTTGTAAACATCCTCCATCTCCGATTTGGAGAGGATTCGCAGATCATCTAGAACTTTCTTGCGTTCATCGTACTCTGTATTTGTTAGGGATGCAGCCGTTGCACTCATTCTATTCTAAAGTATCCTCTACGTCCTCCTCCTCTTCCGCATCATCAGCAAACTCCTCTTCCTCCTCGCCCTCCTCTTCCTCAAGGCCCTCGTGATGCGACTCATCCTTCATCGACTCATCTACGGGCTTCACCGCATTTACGGGCTTCACGGCATTCACTGCCTTCACACCCTTTGAAGACCGGAATAGCCCCACACTCAGAATGTACGGATCGTTCACCTGGAATCGAGACTTCTTTATCTCAACCTGCACCTTCTCCCCAATCTCCACCATCTCAAATGCCTCGTCGCCAATGTGAAGATCGCGTGGAACAATCACCCGGATCGCGTCTTTGTAGGAAACGTAGATACCCATCTTGTTCTTCCGGATGACCTCCCCCTCCAAAATCGTCCCATCAGGAGGATTCAACACTGTCCCTTCCGCCTGGACATTGAAGATGAAACTCCCCGTGAAACGACCCTTCTCCAGACTACCCATGGATCGCGAAAGGATCGTCACCGTCCCTGGCTCCACATATCCGTGCCTCGAACAACGCCCCTCGAGGCGCGCCTGTAACTTGTCACGAACAAGATCCTCTACGGATTCTATCTTGATACGCATGTCCTTGGGATTAAGGCTGACTTGTTCTTCGAAGACTGCCTTGTATTCCATTCTATACACTCCTATTATCTTACTAAGGGCTCAATTTTTAGGCCGGTAGCACCGCAAGCCTATTTGCTCCCCTTGTGATTCGTCTTCAAGGCCTCAAGCGGCCTATAGAAATATCGGCGCCCCCCCTTCCGCTTCTGCATCACATCAATCCACCGTAGGATAATATCCTTCAGCGCGCAAGCACGGATTGCATTCTCGAACGTCCTCGTCTTAAACGGCTTATCCCCCTTTTTCCCATAAGAACCCTCGCGCTTCGCTACTACGATAGTCCCCTTCTCGTACTTCCGTCCCTCCGCCTTTGCCAGTGCCTTTGCCTCATCCTCCTGTTTCCGCCGCATCACCTTCTCATCGAGAAGTTCATCAATAAGCAGAAACTTCGGATATCCCTCGGCCTCCATCAACTCCGCTATATCTTTCAACATGCGAATGTGAAAAGCAATCGTACTCACGATGGAACACTCGCTCCCCTTTTCAGGCTTCGTTCCTGGTGGCACAGGGCGATCATTCGTCTTAAATACCAGGCGACTCTCCTTTCCCTTTGGAACAACAAATCCGTAAATACTCCCCGAACTCTTGTTATTCGCCTCAATCCCACGAAGAGGGTCTGCCGCATCCGCTTCAAAGATACGAGTCACTGCCATAGAACATGCCTCCGCTCCGCAATAATATTTAATGGTCCCATCCACGATATCAACCACCCGCGTAGCTGTTGTACCCCCGTTTTTAACAATCTGCCCCCCACGCTCCGCCGTCACCATCGCCACTTGATCCTTTCCAATAAGCTCCAGTTGTTCCGTTGGTTTTATACTCTCATCCCAGACCATTTCAATAAGTACTTCCGAAAGTGCCTGTAGATATTCCTTCTTCTTTTCATGGTAATCACCATTCTGCATGTAATCATACAGCCAGTTCACCATAATAAGCTGGTCATTCTCCCGCAGCTCTGTATCACCTGAATAGCGCGCGGCAATGGCCTTCTGCACATTCAGTGGCATATCCTCGGCAGGCGCCTCTCCAGAGGAAATCTTATCCGCCCACTGCTTGATACTTTCCCAAAACTGCATCAGTGTATTCACGGTAGGTTCCACAGCCTCCGATTCAACCTCGGGCTTGGGAGTTTCGCTGGGTTTAGCCTTCAACTGCATCTGCGTGGCATCGAAACTGTCGCGTTTCACAGGCACTTCTGCAACACGCAGGGCAAGCGGAATACGAATATCCTCCAGATAATCCGGCTGAAACATGTAATACCCATTCCTATAGACAATGTATCCGTTGATGGATCGCCCCGTCTTTCCAACCGGCATCTGTAGGCGGAATGACCGGTTCCCTATGACCTCGGAAAGAAGCCCCGAAATCGCCTTGGGTGGTACCGCCGACATCTGCTCCAGAATCTCCTCCAGCTGAAACACCGGTTGCTCCCTCTCCTGAAAGAGTTTCTTGATCGTGCTCTTCAGCTCAGATTCGCGCCAACGGACTGCATACTCATCATAGGTCGACTGGTCGAGATCATCCATATTGATATCAACACGCTTCGCGCAAGTATACTCGCACGTCTCAATCCAGTCGCACACATTCGTGAAGGGCGTGTCGTTAATATTCACCTCTTCGCGTACAATCCCCTGTGAGTCCACATGGCGCTGTGAATCGAGGCCGGCCACTATGATAGCATCCCTATTGAGATTACAATCCAGCGCGTATCTCTTTAGAACCCGCGTAACCCGCCCTACCTGCATCGCCTTTGACATTGCCGTACGATACATGTAGAGATCTGCCGTCTCCGTTTCATCATCAACGAACCGGTTCACCAGAAGATGAATCGTGCAATTCCGCTCCTCAGGTTTCATGAGGGAGTGCGAACATGTACGAATCCCACGACCGAGAACTTGTTCCATCTTATTCAAATGAAACCAGCTGTCGAAGACATAGATCTCCCGCACGAATCTGAAATCAATACCTTCCGAGGCCACTTGTGAACCAATGATCACCTTCACTTCGCGTCCGTCGATATTCGTCTTTGCTCTCGCCGCCTGGATTGCCTTTGCATTGTTGGGCGACAGATTCGCGCGACCGGTGATCAAGATATATTTCGCCGGTGTGAACTTGTGCGCGGCCTTCTGATGCGCCTTTTCCCGCTTTTCACAGAGTGCACATTGGCGCCCCTGTTCCCCAGGACCATTTAAGAAAAGTGGCTTCCTATCGTCTCCCCAGGCTGTGTAGCCATTCGCCTCCAGGGCCAGAGCGAGAGGCAACGCCCCCGATTTGATGAAACGGCTATAGATGAAGGAGATACCCTTTCCCTTCTGTATTCTCTCAAGTGTCAGTTTCGCCTTTGGAGAGGCGACACCAAGATTCTGCATCTGTAGCCAGCTCGGGTCCGCGGAACGATATTGCGAGGCCCCAGAAGAAGTGGAATCTTCGAAACATCCGTCGAACCCAGAATCGCGTGTGGCCACGCCTTCCGAAGATGGAAAGAGCCAGTTCCCCGCTTGAACCATCTCATCTATACTTTTCACACCGAGGCCACCCGCTTCAATGGATTCGCGCGAAATATTCAAATATTCTGCGGCACTTTCACCTTCAAAGGAAACGGGGACAAACGGGAGCCGCTTCATCCTGTCGCGCTGGTTCGTAGGAATCTCCTTCGCGTCTGGCGAATGGCTTGGCCATCCGGCCATGGCGGGCGTGCCCTCGGGTGGAAGACGTACAGGAAAGGAAAGAGGATTCTCGCCGCGCATGAAACTAACATAGGCATTCGCCGCCGCCCCCAGAAGTTCCTCGCCGCCCCGTTTTCCGGGTCCAGCTGGCACAAAGGCGCCCGTGATCCGTACAAAGATGTCTCTTTCGGACAGCTCCACCTTCTTATCATTGATCAGCAGGAGATTCAATAGGAAGATGATTTCCCTGTAGGAGTTGTACATTGGCGTACCAGACATCAGCAGCAACTTCATTCCGTTCGCCGCCTTCAGGAGCTTTATCAAACTGGGTGTCAACTTCTTTCCAGCCTGGGATTCCGTCATCTCGGCATCGCCCCCTGGATTATCTGCATCGTCCTCCCCCGTCTCACCCGGATTATCGCGCAGATTATGCGCCTCGTCAATCACTATCAGGCGGCCACTGAACTCCCGTCGAAGAATACGGGCGCGTTGCTCTTCTGCAACGTCCTCCGCAAGTCCCTTTGGAACAGAGGCCATAAGATCCTCGATCATACGATGGAACTGTATGTAGCCGAGGAAGAGGTAGCGCGAGTTAATGGACTGATTGATACGGCGAATGAGGGCGCCGCGATCACGCTCGAACTCCGCCCCTGTGCGCTTCAGATACGTGTTTCCAGTACAGCCCTTCGCCATATTGGGAGTAAAATCGTCTTCCCCAACTTTCAGAGCCTCATCGTCGAAAATAGTTCTGCGAAATCCGGGTTGAATGTTTCGCGGGGCGACAATGATGACCTGCCGGCGGGGGTAGGCGCGCAGATAGTTCTCGGCCACGGTGATTGCAGCACACGTCTTACCGACCCCCACTCCGTGATAGAGGAGTGCAGATTGGTATGGGCACTGGGGCGATAAGAAGCGCCCTATGAAGCGCTGGACAGGGGACAGCTCAAACTCCTTATCAGGATCACAGGGATTCACGCCGTCAGCCTCCTGCTGGGCAATCGTGTCCTGTTTATTCTCTGCGAACTCCTGTTTGCGCATCAACTTCTCTGCAAATCGTGGGTCCTCCGTGTCAGGATAGAGACCGGCCTCGCTCTCCCATTCATCGACGGCGTTCATGATCCGAGGATATAGATTCATACTCTGTATCTTCTCCATCATCTCATCCCGTTTGTTCACGGGATAGCTGTCCCAGTCTGATAAAATATCATTTCTGTTCGGTTCAACAGACATCTATCCTATATTAATCTTTTCCGCTCAGGCTTTGTTAGCGCAAGAGGACAGTAGGTCTGAAGCGCCTTGTGGACCCGGAGCAACACCTTGCGTTTCTCGTCATTCTCAGGGCGAATATTGCTGATGGCCTCATCACAGGAGAGCCACTTCATACAGCTCACCTCGCGTCGTATGTGCTCATTCTTCTGCGCGGCAACTTCAATCGACTCCTCTCCAATCCCCGCCACCGCATACGCCACGTAGTATTTGTGGCAATATCGCACCCCGTTCGAGCCGAAAAAGATCTCCTTGATCGGCTCCATGTTTCGTACGGGGTAAATGTCCTTCTCGTAGATATTCGTCTCCTCCCAGAGTTCGCGCATTGCACAGGCGTACTCGGATTCCCCGTTTTCGCGACGCCCCTTTGGGAACCCCCATTCTGGGGCGGTCCAAGGTTCATTACAACTGGCAATCAGTTCTGGAAGTAGGGGGCGGATGATTTCCAGTTTCCCTTTCGCCTGTTCCTTCTCATTCCTATAGGCATGTGTACCCTCCTGTGGCGGCCCCCAGACACTTTCCCAAAGTGCATCGAAATCCGACGTACAGAGTTTGTCCCGTTCTTCTCCGGTCATACATGACAGATGCTGCTTGATATAATCATGGTCGTTGGTGCGATACTTCCCTCGCATAACCTCTATAAAGGCAATCGTGTCTCTCCGCTGTATGAGGAGATATTCGAGTTTCTGGCTCATTTCGAGCCCCGTGACGCTTCCTTTGACTAGACTCTCCGCCTGTTCCCAGCCATCTTTTACTCGAAAGAGGATCACCCCGTAACTTGTAATGGGCTGGGGGCACTGTTTCGATTGATGCCCCGCCTGTGCACAGTTCGTACATATGATCGCTGTCGGTGAAAATAGTTTATATTGTTTCATGGTGCTAGACACCTCCTACTTAACACTAGCGGACTTGCGTTTAGGCACAGGGCAAAATACCACGCACGTAAAATAGATGAGATTTCCTCCTACGGTCTGGGGGCCTATCTTCTGGCACACGATTCACGTGGTTGCACTTTCATATCCTAGTAACCCTAACTATGCCCAGAAGCGGGCGGCGAAGGAGTTCTACGAGAGTATGGGGGAACTGATCCCATGCCCGATGTGTCGCGAGCACTACAAGAAACATCTCCAGAAGTTGCCGCTGGGGCCTCATCTCGACAGACGTCAAGATCTTTTCCGCTGGACGATCGAGGTACACAACGAGGTCAATAAACTGCTGGGAAAGCCTCTTGTGACGGAGTCGGAGTCAATCCAGTTCTACATGAGGATCGGGGCGAGAGATAAATCCCCCTTCATCACCCATGTCGATTTCGAGGAGATTGATTCCCGTTCCATGCTGAAGGGAGCCATTCTGGGCGCGACCGTTGTTGGAGTGGCAGGAGGGCTTCTGTGGTGGACGAGCAGTGGGGAAACTTCTAGATCCTAAGTAAGATGGTAGCGCATTCCAAAAGAGGGGTGAGCCGAAAGGCATCTCGGGACACCTACAAGCCAGAAATCTACGAGGGACTCCAGATTCCTAAAGATGGTGGGAGAGAAGTGAAGCTGAAAGTTCGCGAAATCGTCCTCGATCCCAAGATGACGAACGACGAAGTGAAGGCGCGGGAGGGAACCTATTTCACGGACAAGGACGCCGATGAGATCCTGGACGAGGATGTCGATGTCTATGGAAAGGATCCATCTACGGGCGAGAAGAAGCTTCTGGCCCGTTTCAGGAAGCACGTGATACCGAATGAACTCGTGAAGACGGGCTGGGAGGCCTATCACCAGACGGCGGCGGCTTCTCGTAATAGAGGGGCGGCGGCGGGCCCTATCAAGGCTGATTCGAACTATTGGAAGAAGCGGAAGCCGGTGGAGATTAACAAGTGGTCGGCGCGCTACGAACAGGATGGGAAGTTGTCCAAGATGCGAGTGAACAATAACGTGTTCAGTTCCGTTCTGGGCTATTTCGAACAGACGCCCTTCATGGGTCTGCCGTGCCGCATGACATCCTACACGCAGAAGTATTTCCATCAGTATCAGCACGGCATTCCCTTTATCCAGGCGATCGATTCCATCTTCAAACGCCTTATTCCCGACAGACACGCGAAACAGTTTGCTGCCGCTTCCGAGAAACCCAAATATCGTGTCGCAGACACGGCATTTTCGTCTATTACGATCAACCGGAACTTCCGCACGGCCCTTCATATGGATGACGGCGATTTCAGGGAGGGATATGGGAATCTCTCGGTGATTGAACGGGGCAAATATTCGGGTGGGGCCACCATTTTCCCCCGTTATAAGATTGGGTTCAATGTGCGCACGGGGGATTTCTTGGCGATGGATGTACACGAATGGCACTGTAATACGGAGATGTATGAGGACGCGGCGGACAAGAAATTCAATAAGAGCCTGCCGACGATTCACAATAACGCGACGGATACTGGGACGATGGGGGTGGAGAAACCCTTCACACGTATTTCATTCGTCTGTTATCTGCGCGAGAAGTTGCGGGGATGCAAGGTGGGCGAAACGGAGGCATATTATAAGCGCATCAACTTCAATCCCCAGAGGGGCGATCTGAATAAAACGCGCAAGCGCAAGTAAGGATTTTTCGTTGCTTGTTATAGCAATGAGTATGTTCGCAGCCCTCCCATGGGGTAATCAAGCAGCAAAACAACCAGGAGCGGCTCTCCCCCAACTCCCTACAGGAATCACGCAGCGAGGGACCTTTCTGCCAACAGGCAGCTGGATTCCCAATCTTGCAGGCTTTTCCATTATAGTCTCATGGATGTTTTATATCTCTCTGACTGTTTTTATTCTGTTTCTTATTCTCGTCCTCATACATTTTACTATGACACCCGTCTTCTCTTTTTCACCGAATGATTCAGGATTTCTACCAGTTCCTACTGTCTCCGACCAGCAGACTGCGTTCACGAAGAATCCAGCGACACCAGATGTGAGTGGAAACTTCACAAGCATCCCTGCTTGTAGTTATACGATCGCGACGGATGTATACCTCAGCGGGAACTTCTTTTCATCTTCCATCCCTCGTGTTCTCCTATACCGGTCGATCAAGGGAAGTGTGGCCCCACCGATCACCGATACCTCGGCAAACCTACTCAAGACGTTCCCCGATACCAATATGATTCTGTGGCTCGATTCCATGAAGAATGATCTCTACATGAGCGTCGTAACAAGCACAGACGGAACGGCAGCAACGGCACGCCTACAAACATCCAAGGCGGTCCAGAATATTCCCGTAAAAGATGTATTCCGCGTGACAGTCGTCTTTACACAGCAGTTCGCCGAGATATATATAAACGGTAAACTGGAGGAAACAATGGCGATGCTCACACCTCCCGTGACAGTGGCGACGAATGCCAGTTTTTATCCGGTGATTAAGAGTATTGGACCGAATGTGCTGATATCCAATCTGTCATTCTGGCCGAGGGTGCTGACCTCACGCGAAGTTGCCGCGTACGGATCTCCCATTAGCAATAATGCCTTTTTTTCAAAGAGTACATAAGATGGAGTACATGCAAACAAACATTCCATATTACATAGGTTTGCTTGTCTTGCTTGTGATAGTAATACTTTTCTACGTGGCACCCAAGTTCGTAGCATCCGTTCCAACAAACGCACAGGGCCCCTTTTCTCTGGTAACTCGAACGGCTGTTCTCGATGAAACCTCATCGAAACTCTTTTATTCAGACAGCGAGGGCACCTTCTCGGCGTTCGTATATCTCGCCCCCATGAATCGCACCGGTGCACAGGCATTGTGTGGAACCAAGCCCAACCAGGCCTCCTGTAGTGATGGGACCTTTGCCCCATGTGCCTGTGAGGCCTCAAGTGGTGATTGCTCCAAGTGCGGCCATGATGGCTACAAGTCAGTGTTCAATATTTCTGGTATGACGGGGCTGGAAGTCTTGACTGCCCCGGATGCCAGCCGCCAGGGGAAATCCATGACACAACTCATAGTGAAGACGGAAGGCGCGTCACTCTCTAGTAGTTCTTCGGCGTCCCAGAAATACATTGAGACACTCACTCTTCCCCCGATACCCCTACAGAAATGGACGATGGTGACGGTGGCACGTGAGGGCCGCCGATTTGATGTCTACTATAATGATGTGCTCGTGCTGTCACAAAAAACAATGTCAATGCCTGTATCAAACATATCGAGCTCGAATTTTAGCGGAATCACTTCCGGATCGAATGGCATGGCTGGACAGCTGGCCCTAGGAAACATATACAAATATCGGATGAACGCGCAAGAGGTGTCCGCTGCCTATGCCGCCGTGACTGATACGCGTGGCCGCCCCTACATCAACTCCATGACACCTCTGAGCGCGGATCCAAGTGGTCTGAATCCTGGAGTCCAGAGTTCTGGTGTGAATATGTCATCTGTTTCACTGTGTCCTGGATGCTTCTCCGCGCCTGCCATAAAACCGGCATCCCCACTCTACGATTGGTCGACTCCCTACGGTTAGACGGGACTTCGGTAATCGCCTCAAATACCCTCGATCAGATGGTATTTAAATTTGGCACATCACTTTAGATGAGCGACTATCAGAATGCACAAAGCGGGTCTATTGGGCCTTGGATTTTTACCCTGATCTATATCTTGATAGGGCTTGCCGCCATATATTATTTCTACCAGTACATCTTCAAGACTGATATTTCTATGACAACGCTTGTGTCAGGAGATCAGGATGGCAGTGTTAGCCCATCATCTATTCCTGGGATTCCAACACCCTATGAGGGCGGTGAATATACTGTGAGCACATGGATCTACGTGAATAGTTTCAACAAGAATAGGAACACGAAGAAGCACATTTTCGAGCTGCAGGGACAGTACTTCTCCACGCTGTTGATCGGCCTCGGGGCTTTCAATAATACTCTGATGGTGCGCACGCATACTCAGGACCCCACGATGAATGTCGCAGGTGGAAGTCCAAGTGGAAGTCCAAGCGGAAGTCCCTTGTCCCCTACACCACCCAATGCTGCAACCCAAGCTGGGAACCTCTCCGCGGCGGCCTTGACCACTCTGTTCACACCTATGGCGATGGATGACTCCCTTTTGACGACACAGCCAGTGTGTGATCTTCCCGAAATCGATATGCAGCGCTGGACGATGGTAACAGTTGTTCTCACGGGGCGCGTAATCGATGTTTACCTTGACGGAAAACTTAGTAGGTCATGCACATCGTCAACCTTTTATAAGGTGGATCCCACCGGTGTAAAGCCTGTGATAACAGCCCGTGGCGGGTTTGACGGCCATCTTGGGAATACCCAGGTTGCCAACCATGCCATGAATCCCGATGAAATCTACAGGGCATATTTGGCAGGACCTAACGGGTCCGGTTCCATGGACCCTTTGGGATGGTTCATTTCCCTTTTCAAGGGTTCAACATAAATATAGACTCACCACCATTCGAATCCATTTTGAATGTTCGCTTGTCTAACTAGAGAATGGACGCCCAGATCAATCAAATGATTGGCGCAGATATGTCCGGTCAGATTATATCTGGCCTCGTCATTATAATAGTGGTTATTTTGATCTTTCTAACCGCGCAGTTTATTTACAATTATATCACAAACGCTCGCAATCGCTTCCAAACACTTTTGGACTATACGGCAAATGCGGATGATATGACAGTCACGATTCGCCAGGATGCCTCCAAATATCCCGACGCGAAGCCTATTGGACTCTCTATGAACGAGCGCACCGGCATTGAGTTTTCATACTCTCTTTACATGTACATAAACTCCTCTACGTTTACTGGAAATGCCACGTACAAGCATGTCTTTCACAAGGGATATTCCACCCCCTGGCCTCTCATGGGGCCCGGCGTCTTTGTACACAGCGATACCAATACTCTGCGAGTCATGATGAACACCTATAAGAACCCTTACACCTATGCGGATGTGAAGAACATTCCCGTGCAGAAGTGGTTTCATCTCGTGCTCAACTGCTACAAGGGTGGGCTGGACATTTTCGTGAATGGGAATCTGGCGAACCGTATTACGTTTAAGGACACGCTCCCCTACCAGAACTTCCAGGATATCATTCTGTTTTCTTCAAGCAAAATCAACAGTCTGCGCGGTTCTGGAATCCCCGCCTTGAATGGAGAGGATTTCCAGCTCGAGGGGGCCTTCAATGGATATGTCTCGAACTTTACTTATGCACGCTATGCGCTCTCCGTTCAGGAGATCCAGAATCTGGTTACGGCGGGACCATCCTCGAAGGTGAAACAGAAGTCGATGGACAAGCCACCCTATATGGGGGATGATTGGTGGGCGAATAGCTCTTAGACATTCCATGAGCACCTAAGCATAATCTCTTCTATTCCAGTAAAGGCTGTATGGCGGGAGGAGGTATATTAGCACTCATTGCATATGGGTCCCAGAACGTCCTTCTGAGCGGCAACCCACAAATGACATACTTCTACAAGGCATTCAAGCGATATTCGCATTTTGCCATGGAGAGCATAACGATACCATTGGAAGGACCCAACGAGATTTCCTATGACCAGCCCGTACAGCTCCGGGCAAAAATCCCCCGCTACGGTGACCTCTTATCCGACATGATTTTCACGTTCACCGTTCCCGACATTTACAGCAAATATATCCCCCCTCAGACACCTGGTCGTATCAGTCAATGGGAGTTTCAATGGACCCGCTATCTCGGCGCGGCCATTATCCAGAACGCCGCAATGTTCGTCGGTGGCCAGAAAATCCAGGAGTTTGACGGTGAGTATCTGCTCAGTCGTACTCTCCTCGACCTCGACCAGGACGCCTTCGCCAAATGGAAGAATCTCGTCGGCGATACTCCTGAGATGACGAATCCGGCAGAGGGTGCCTATTCAGGAGGAATCTCGCACACTGGCTATCCCACCGTTATCACGGATCCCACTCGCGCCATACAAACGAATCGCCCGTCGATCATGGGACGCAACATCCATGTACCACTCTCTTTCTGGTTTACGGAGTCTCCATCACAAGCTCTCCCCCTCATCGGCCTACAGTATCACGAGTGTGAGATACATCTCACTCTCAATCCCGCCTCACATCTCTATACCGTCCTGGATGCCTCCGGATATCGTGTGAACCCTGACTACATCATGAACTCTCCCCAGGCAGAGATTGATCATAACTCGCCCAACTATTCCTCCACCAATACGAGTCTGTCACAAATACGTTATTTCCTTACGGATATCGGAGCAGCCGTGCCCGCCCTCAATAACTGGTTCATAAATCCCATTCTGCAGGGGACGTTCATCTATCTTCCAAAAGAGGAACAACAAGTCTTCGCCAGTCGCCCACTCAGCTACATGATCCCGCAAGTGACGCAGTATCCCTTCCCAGGTCAATATACGCGCCAAGTACTTGATCTCCAGACGCATAATCCTCTTACGCGCCTCATTTTCGTACAACGCCGTTCCGATGCAGTGGCCCGTAACGATTTCGCCAACTTTACAAACTGGTTCACCTATCCGTATGCGCCCTATGCCCCCACCCCATCCGTGCTACTGGTTCTACAGAAGTCGTCGACTTCTGGGCTCCTGATACCGAACACGCAACAGGATATTATCCGCGCCATTCGTGTTCTGTGCGATGGTAACGAGATCCAGGAGCAGAAGCCGGTCGATTATTTCACGCGCATTTCGCCCTACAGATATGCAAGAGGAACTGGGCTGGATGGACTTCCACTCTATTCCTTTCAACTGGGTCAATCGGCCACTCAGGCGTCTGGGTCCATCAATGCGAGTCGTATCCGGAACTTCCAGATCGACCTCGATGTCTATCCTCTCCCCGTGAATACCACATATACATATGACGTTAACATATATGTGGAAAACATTAACTGGTTTGAGGTCGTTTCGGGTATGGGGGGGTTGAAGTACGCTCTATAACAAGCTTTACCTAATGCTACTAAGCTCCTTCGGCCAGTTCACTGCAATATGCGGCTCCAGCAGAGTCTGTGCCGCGGCCTTCATCACTTTCGCCGTATTGGGCGACGTAGAGATCAACTTCGCGAGTTCTTCTTCATCGGCCACAATGTAGCAGTTCTTCCCGTCCACGAAATCCGTGGCGAAGTTTTCAACCCAGCGTTTATTTATAACAAGTGCGCACTTGTTATATATAGCCTCTAGAAATGTGTACTGTGAACCGCCTCCATCATGTTTAATGACGCTCATGTCGACAACAAACTTCGCATCCGCCAGAATCTCTGACAACTCCTCGAAACTCTTCTCGAACTGGCCCTTGTAATATTTCTGGAATCCCATATCCTTCAACTTGAAAAAGACATACTGCCGATTAATGGCCCCGTAAATATCGACGGGATCTTTCAGCATCTTATTCGCCTTTATAATGATATCCGTGTGCTTGTCGAAATCAACACGTGAGATACTTACTGCAGCATCGGGATGTGGCGCCTTCTTGAAAGGATATTCGTAAAAGGGGTGGAGGATGAATTTGCTTTTCACGCCCATATCTTTGAGGAACTTCTTCACGGATTCGCGTATGGTGACAATCTTGAAACGTGCCAGGTTCCGTAGAACAGGTTCCTTTCCCTTTCCAGAAACTTCTGTAGGATCATGGATGACGAGATAACTTCCTGTAGGAATCTTATCCAGATATTCGTAATAGGATTTATCTATTGCAGTGATCAGGATTTTACCAGGGGGGAGATCGTTGATCGCCCGATTCTGGTAGCTGACCCCGTATCCATAGTCGCGCCCCTTCTCCTCCGTCCTGGACCCGATTCTGAAGAGCGGAAGATCGTATTTCAGGGACATGTGTGCAGTGAACGATACCCAGCCGCCATAGATGGGGCGAGCCATATATAGTAAGTTAACCATCTCTACAGGACGGTGCGATGAAAATAGTCCAGGGATTTACTCACGGTAGTATAGTATGGCGAGTTTGTTAGCAACCTTGGGATTAACAAATACGGCGGCGCCGGATCCTTCTGCATACACAAATATTCAGGCAGAGGCGACGAATCTCACAAGCGCAAAAACTGGGTTGAGTTCCACTATAAGTAATATTGGACTTGCACTAAATGCCGCTGATCTGCTGAATATAGATCCAACTTACACGAACTCTTTGAAGAGTCTTCAGGCGGAGGCGAATACGGTCCTCAGCTCGAACATGACTTCCGCCCAAATCGCAGCAAAGACGGCGGATTTATCAAAGAAACTAGAAGTTGCTAAGGTACAACAGGTAACAGCAGTACAACAAGAGGCAGTTGCAGCTTTAACTACGGCTGTAAAGACCATTTCTGATCGTGTAAAAGTGGTGGCAGCGGATAAGACTACGAGTGCTGAGCTCTTGACGCAGTATAATACGTTGCTGACGGACGGGAATGCGGCTCTCGCGGCGGCAAAGAAGCCTGCAGTAGATATATCTGGATCTACCGTGTTTCAGACACCTGATGATCTATTAGCAACATTGGACGATCTTGATGCTCAAAAGGATACTGAGGAAAATAAGGAGTTTAACTGGCAGCGATTCTTGAAGAAGGTCCTCCGTATCACGATGTTAGGTTTGTTATACGTTACAGTGATATTTGGTCTGTTGTTGGGAGGCATTGCTACTTCGAACGCGTATGCAGCTGATTACTTTTGGGCCATTAAACTCTTCTATTTTGTGTACGGGGCTGTAGGATTTCCAATCACGCTTTCTATGGCGGTCGTGTATAAGCCCTATTGGGTTTCTGGCCTTATCCCATTGAAATCGCTGGTACCCAGGAAGGTGCCAAGCGCAGGTGATCATGCTCCTGCTCATGCTCCTGCTCATGCTCCTGCTGCTGCTCCTGCTGCTGCTCCTGCTGCTGCTCCTGCTGCTCCTCCTACAACTGCACAGGGCCTCTTGAACAAACTTGGATCTATGATGAAGATGCCATTTAAGGGTGGCGGAACAGAGGCTGTGGTTGTTCCTATGACTCCTGTTCTTAGTATGGCAGACAAACTTTTCGGCTATGTCCTCGTCGATCCTAAGCATCCTACTCCAGCACAAACATCCTCCCAGAATATACTCCGTATCTTGAGCATTGTTGAACTTGTCCTACTGGGGGCAGTAGGGATCTATTACGGCGTAGATAAACTCATCCTCAAGAACCAGCTTTAAAGACCGGCGCGTTGTATGTATAGAATGCCTCAGCCACCAGCTAAATCCCCACAAGAAGCGGCGATGTATCCGTTTGTTTCGGTGATTACACCCACCTATAATCGCAGGAAGTTCATTCCGCATTTAATAGCCATGTACAAATCCCAGCGTTATCCTCTCCACAGGATGGAGTGGATTGTCCTCGATGACGGCTCCGATCCCGTCGGCGATCTTTTCGCCGATCTTAAGATACCAAATCTGAAATACATCTACGAATCCGAGAAACAGACCATCGGCACCAAACGTAATCGCCTGAATCGCGAATCCTGTGGCGACATCATTATTGCGATGGACGACGATGACTACTATCCTCCAGAGCGCGTCCCCGCGGTCGTAACCGGCTTCCGCCAGAATCCCAAATACGAGCTCGCCGGCAGTTCAGAGATTTATCTGTATTATTCCGACATTGAAACAATCTACAAACTCGGCCCCTACCACAATAAGCACGCGACGAACGGCACCATGGCCTGGAAGAGATCCTATGCAGATGCCCATACCTATGATGAGACTGTTACGCATGCCGAGGAGCGCTCCTTTCTCGATGACTACGTGAATCCCATGTTACAGTTGGACCCCAAGAAGGTCATGTTAGTCATGAGCCATTCAGAGAACACTTTTGACAAGAAGAAGCTCCGTGATGCAGTTGACAGCCCCTTCATTAAAAAGACGCCTCTCAAAATGCGCGATTTCGTGAAAGAGCCACAGTTACGCGAGTTCTTCAAGAAGGCATGAGAGCCTTAAGAGTCACCCCTACATCTCAGTAGAAATGTCCTATTATAACACACAAGGAGTGCGCATCTTTAGTGTCATGTCGGATGTCTATAAACACTCACTGACCAAGGAGTCTCCAGGTGTAGATGTCGCGGAAGGGCTCTTGAAAGTGACGCTCAGGTCCCATCAACAGGCGGCCTTGTACGCGATGGAGGCACGTGAGCGCGAGCTCCTAGGTGGGCTCGACTGTTCTGGTGAAACTCTCTATTCATCCTATGGCATTCTGGGGGATTCCGTGGGAGTGGGGAAGTCGCTCATGGTACTGGGGCATATTTCACGCTTGTCGACCATAGAGCCGCTGAAATCCTCCGTGAGTATGGGTCGCAATAGTACAGATAAGTTATTTAGCACAAAGGCGAATGTTTTCACGGATATTAGCGAGGCATCATCTCTCATCATCGTACCTCACACTCTCTTCAGACAGTGGGGCGATTATATCAAGAAGCAGACGAACTTGAGGGGTTTGCTGATAGATAAAAAGAAGTGTATGGAGTCTGAGAACTTCAAGAAGGATGTGATGGAGTCGAATGTGGTCCTCGTTAGTAATACGCTCTATAAGGAGTTCAGTAAGTGGCAGCGAGAGAATGACGTCAAATGGAAGCGTGTATTCGTTGATGAGGCGGATACGATTCATTTGATCAATGGGTATCCGAGACCTGAGGCGCGGTTCACCTGGTTCATCACGGCGTCATGGGCGAATATCCTATTTCCGAACGAGACGTTGTATCTGCAGAAGACGGTGCTTCAGCATAATATCTTTGCAGAGGATGCGCAGTATCCTTTCCTGAAGCCACATTTCGATGAGATGTACCGTTCCCCTCGGCCCTACGAGTACATGCGCTTCAGTATGACATCCTATAACTTCTTCCGCGAGCTCCTGAATGCCACGCATCGGCTGCGTGGGAGAGTGATTCTTCGGTGTGACGATGCCTTTATCCAGGAGTCGATTTCTCTGCCGGTGCTTCATAGGCGGAACATCCTGTGTAAGATTCCTTTGACACAGCGGATTGTGTCGCAGGCGATTCCTCAGGAGGTCCAGCAGCTTTTACATGGTGGCGATGTGACAGGGGCGATCGAGGCATTGGGTGTGCGCGTAGAGGATACGACGAGTTTGATTGATGCTGTGACGAAGAATCTGCAGAAGGAGTTGTCAAGGTTGAAGGCGACGTATGAGTTCAAGGAGTCGCTGGAGTATTCAACGGCGGCGTCAAAGGAGACGGCGCTGAATACGTTGAAGGCTAGGATCAAGGAGAAGGAGGAGGCGATCAAGAATATTCAGGAGAGGATTGACGGATTCAAGGAGGAGATGTGCCCGATTTGTTATGACGAGCCCTCGGAGGCGATTATTACTCCCTGTTGTTCTCGGATCTTCTGTGGGAAGTGTATTCTGATGTGTTACACGAGGAATCCTTCTTGTGCGATGTGTCGTACGCCTATTCAGTTGAAGGATCTGACGAAGGTTGTGAGTCAGAAGGATACGGCGATTGTAGAGAGCGGCGAACCGGATCCCGAGGAGCTACAGAAGAAGGCCGATAGCCTGTTGCGACTGTTCCGTGAAAATCCCGAGGGGCGGTTTCTCGTGTTCAGTAGGTATGATAATCCTTTTACGGAGATGGAGTCGAACATTGAGAGTTTGGGGATCAACGTGAAGCAGCTGAAGGGGAATAAGGACGCGATTGCGTCTACGCTGCGTTCCTTTCAGAAGGGGGATCTGCGCTGTTTGCTGCTGAACTCGCATTATGCAGGATCGGGGCTGAACATTACGGCGGCGACGCATGTGGTTCTTCTCCATGCAATGACACACGAGGAGGAGAAACAGATCTTGGGGAGAGCGTACAGGATGGGGAGGACGGAGCCTTTGAACTTTATCCGGTTGTTACATTCTGATGAGATGCCTACTACCAACTAGCGTTGGTAGTTCGGACATCAGTGCTTCAGGCTTCGCCTTCAGAGATGCCAACGACGAACTAAACATACCCCCCTAATAGGAATGCCAACTCACAAAAGGAACTTTCTGGGTGAAATGAGAAACCGTATTGAAAATATTCTATATGGCACCACGCGCAGGAGGGGACGACCTCGTACAAGTAATATCTCGCCTTTGAACCCAGTGCGGCAACAACGAAACTTTCTTGCTCGCCAAAATATGTCTTCCCGTAAGCGTAAGCGGTCGTCCTCAGCCCATAAGAATGAATACGATCCCTATTCATAATCTCTGGAAGTAATAGGAATGCCGAACAATAACCACGTATCCAAATACTATAAAAACGAATCACGGCGTCGTAGGAATGAATCCTTACGACGTCGTAATATTAACAAGCGTCTACGTGGAACTATGCGCAATAGGCGACGACCTCATACCAATGGTCTCTCACCTTTGAATCCAGCCTATAAGAGGAAAAACATTACCGTTCATAATATTATTCATGGATTCAACTCTCTTAATTTCTACGAATAATCCTTCTCCCACCAGTTTCCAGTGAGTTTACTAAAATGTATTGCCGCCACTTTCCTGCCCTTCTCTTGAAATGACTTATGACTCAAATAAGGAAATCCACGATGATTAAAGGCGAGCGCATAGATCCAAGGACTCGTTGTCCGCTCTTCAAACATCTTGATGATCGTCTCAGCCTCGTCACCTAGTTCTACGAACTGGCTCCAACTAAAAGAACCCATACACAATACATGTCTTATATTGTGTACGGCAGCGGGCCATGTATCGAAGAAATCCATATCGTAATAATATACCAGTTTCCTCTCCTTATTTTTATACATGAATGTGACTGTCCACACAACATCATCTTCTTCTTCACTCAGAATCTCCGAAGTCCCCGTTTTAGTAACAACTCGTTCGTCCTCTGGTATGGGTTCGAGCCAGGATGAATCATCGCCATCAATCAGAGTTTGTCTTATATAATCCTTTTGTTGTTTCCAAGAACCGTATGCATCATCCAGTTTATTTATAACAAAGAGGGTTGTGAGATCAGACACCACGTATAGGGCAGTTGCTATATCGGTCGCCATTCCCAGATACAGGGCATTTACCCCCGATCCTCCTCTCATTTTGCGTGTTTTCCTCATGCTCCTACTCCTACTCCGTAATCATCTTTTGAAACTGTTCCAGACTGATCCCAGCATATCGCCGAATCCTGTCCGGACGCAGAGATCCATTTTGCATCTCTGCCCCCGCGTACATTGGCGCCAACCTCACAGGAACACCTCTCGTCTCAGAGATTTCGCAGAGCAGTTTCCAGGCATTGAACATGGCCGACTGTTTCGTCAAGACTGGCGTATAGCGGAAATCGTCCGTGGTCAAAGGCTCTTTCCCAGGAGGCAAGGGCGCTTCTTGGGCGAGACGAATACTCATAATCTTCAACTTCAGTTTCAAAGAAAGTGGAAGAATCGTCCAGCATTGGTAGAAAAAAGCCCAGAAATCGCCCTGATCCGACACCTTATAGGCATTGAAGAGACTCAGATACATCTTCCACGCCTCGTTCGTATTCCCTT